ACTAGGTGTGATTGATATACTTGGAGTAATACTTGGTGTTACAGATATACTAGGTATAATTGATGTACTTGGTGTAATACTAGGTGATATACTTATACTTGGTGTTACACTAGGCGTAATTGATATACTTGGTGTAATTGATATACTTGGTATTACACTAGGTAAAGGTTGACTAACTCTTGGGGCAGTAGGAGCTGCTATTCTCCCATCAGCATTAACTGAAGTTTCGGCGGTAATGGAAACAATTGATTTAGAGAAGAATTGTTTTTTACCATTTGTAGCCATATCTCTATTGATAGTGTCAGGAATAATATAACCATAAAGTGTTAAATTCATACTTGTTTTGGCTATACGTTGATCACTCACACCATATTCATTTGTAGAGTCAAATCTATCAATATATGTTCTAAATTGAAAACGATTTTTATCACCCCAATACGAATCTGACGCAAACTCTACTGATTCGACGATTTTGTTGTTTTCTTGAATAAAATTGGTAATAATGGCGCATTCGTACGTTATATTAACATAATCTGGTACAGGAGTTAAATAGAATTTCTCAGATGGTGTTACGTTATTTAAAACATCAAAATTGGTGTATTGATTTTGAGAATTATACCTAGCTCTAGCAACAGCAAAGTTATTTACATTATTACCATCTAATTTATTTGCTAATGTTCTATTTTTTTCAAATCCAGTTCTTCTTACAATAATGTATGGATGCATTGCTTTTCCATTCTTATCTCTAAAATACCCATCTTTTTGAACAGATACCCATCTTTCAGCAGAAGCATAAGAAACAGGTACAGGTATTTGATTACCATTTTGAACTATTGTTGGTTTTATAATATTATTAAAGTAAAAGAATACAGCATCATCAATATCTTGTAATCCAATTGAAAATGGTTTAACATCGTTTTCAATATCAACAGATATTTGACTAGCTCTAGTTATTAAATCTTCAGGTAATATAGGTTTTGTACCTGGTATGTACGGTTCTATATATTCATTTAAAGCACGAGCTGGTGTATTTGGTAATATTGGTAATTGATTTGCCATTATCTAGTTTGAGTTAATCCTAATGATTCTGGTGATACATAATGTGCATTACAAATTATTGAAAAACTTGCTCCAAAATCATCTAAGTAAGCCCCTCCATAATTGTATTGAGGTACTTTACCTACTATGTCTTGGTTTTCGTTTACTAAATTAACTTCATAATAATCATTATTCCATAAAACAACATCACCTATTTGAGGTACTACGTTTTGGTCAACTAAATCTCTTCTTAAAAATCTAAATGAAAAATTTCTAGTAAAGTCAGGTCCGATTTGAGCATCATAATCACCTTCATAATCACCTCTGTCAATTAAACATTGAATTAAAACAGGCGGATAGTACATTTTAGTACCATTAGCTGCTTCACCATATACATTTACAGAGGTTTCATCTAGTGATATTTGATAATATCCTATGTTTTGTTCAATGATGTTATGAATTAACTCTCTGTTAATAACATGAAAAAATGAAATATCTCTAGATGAACCGTATAAAGCCATATTGTTTATTTAATATTTTAAAAACATGTAGAAAATAATGTTCCACCAATTGTTATCGTTGTAGAAGTTGAATTTACTACATATTGTTGATAAACATCTTCCATAAAGAATGGATCGTAACCTACAAGTTGATACCAGTTCTCAGCTATAGAATACAGTAATGTAAAGGTATTTCCACCATCATCTGAAGCATAATATTTACCGTCACTACCTGAAAATATATTATAAGCAGGAGTGTTACATGGGCCAAAAGGAGTCCAATCATTAGCATAAAATGAATATGATATACCTGGTGGTGTTGTACTTGGAGTGATACTTGGTGTTACACTTGGTGTTACACTAGGTGTTTTACTAATCGAAATTGAAGGTGTTACACTAGGCGTTACACTAGGTGTTTTACTTATACTAATACTAGGTGTTGTACTTGGTGTTACACTTGGTGTTCTACTGACACTAATACTAGGTGTTGGTGATGGTGGCGGACATAGATTTATAGCTGTACATTCATTACAATTCACATATCCTAAATTACCATCCCATGTTACAGTTGCTGTTGGTTCAATAGAACTATTTACAAAGAAACATTCACCTGTTGTTGATATTACAGTCAAACCTATAAATGCATCTGATATTAACATTCCTTCTTTTCTACTATTACAACAACTATAAACTGAATGTATTTGAAGTGGTGGAGAAGTTGATGGTGTTCTACTTGGTGTTGTACTTGGTGTTATTGATGGTGTTATTGATGGTGTAACACTTGGTGTTGTTGATACTGATGGGTCATCGCAATATCCTTGAATATAGAAATTACCTGCATTATCCCATATATCTATACTAAGAGCACAAATACTAGGACCAAACTCTCCGTTAGGTACAGTAGCCATATTTCCTGATACTCCGTTACAATCTGTGTAATATACTGTTACAGGTCCTATTAATTCCCAGTTATAACAATTTGTATTAGATGGGCATGAATTTCCAGTTAAATTCAATGATCCTGGGTTGGATACATAAGATATAGATTTAGCACAAAATGATCCTGAAAATCCGAATCCTGCTATTATTTCTTGAGGATTTCCATTACAATCTACATAACTTATATCTAAAAATGATCGTCCTACATTATTAACAAATGAATAGTTAAAACAACATTCACCTAAATTAACAGTAAAATTAGCAGTCATAGTTGTATTATCTATAAGTTGCCATCCTGTTAATGGAATATCAGTATCAGTATAATTTACAGGTGTCCCATCATATGGCCAATTTATAATTTCCCAATAAGGTCCAGTCCATATCATTTGCATACCATATTGAGTTGATGTCCAATATGGGCGTCCATTTAAGTATCCTGTGAATGTAAAGCTTATGTTTAACATTTATATATTTTAATTACAAGGGTTAGTATTGCTGATTGTTCCTACCTGCCAATAAATATTATCATTACAATTTATTGTTTTATCATAGCTACCACCCGGTGTTGTTCTAAATTGTCTTGAACCTGTATTAAAATAGTTTTTAGTAGTTCCATCCCAAGCTGATATATTTAATTGAGATGCTACTTCATCTATTCTACAAGCAAATCCATAATATTCACTTGCAGCAAATACTAACCCTATGATTTTGTAAACTCCATTAAAATCAGCTATTAAAGCTGATCCTGAGTCTCCACCTACTACAGGAAAAGGGCATTGTACACTAGTTCTAGTAAATCCTATAATTCTACTAAAAGTTACAGGAACCTTAGTTCCATCTAAATTATAACCAGATGGTGGTGGTGGGCTTGATGATCCTACAGGTACTGTCATATTTAAAGCAAAAGTTGTTAACCCACATAACCCACCAAATTTTACTCCTGATGTTCTTCCACTACTATATATAGGAGGATTAGTGTATAACAATTGATCAATTTCTGCTGCTGTAGCAAAAGGCATTGGAGTACTATAAGCTAAACCATATTGTTTAAATGATTCAGCATTAGTTACGGTTGAAGGTGCTATAGTAACTAATGCTCCATCTACTTGATTATAAGCATTAGCATGTATAGGAACATATCTTGCTACTTCTCCTATTACATATGCTGAGTTTGTGTTTGGCGGGTTAGTTTCCCAAGGTGAAGGCTGCCATACTATATCTTGATATTCATTTACAGGTGAGGCGTTTCTTAATGCTGTGTAAAATGCATTTCCTATTACAACGTGGTTATTAGTTACTCCTACTAAGGCATTCTTTGTATTATCTACTGCTATGAATCCTAATGTACCCATGTAACCTGATTGGTTCTGTGATATTGAAGAAATACCTCCTTTTAAAGGTCTAATGTATCCTCTATTTCCTGGTGGTATATTTAACCCATATTGTACTCCATCATATATAAAGGGTGCTCTCCAATTATAGCAAGTATTTAAAGTAGTAGTACTACATGACATTAATTCTATTTTTCCAATTTCAACAACATCGGTTTTATAAATAACACCATCAATTTCAATTTCCTTAGGTAATAATTCATCTTCAGGTATTTCTTCAATAGGACGTTTTTTATCTACAGTAAAAATAATAGCATGTTCTTCTGTATATTCTCTATTTTTAAGTCTAAAACCGAAACCTACCCCAACATAGTTTGGGGTAGATTCGTATAATTCTTCTATTTTTTTATTTGTTATCATAAAATATCTAAATATTTGTAAATTGTATTAACTCCTACATTAGGTGACACTGGTGGTGTTAAACTAGGTGTTGGTGTTGGTGATAATGATGGTGGTGGTGGTGCTGGATTTAATGCTACTGTATTACAGTTAATTGATGAATTAAAATAAAAATTTCGTTGATCTATACCACTCCAAACTTGAGTAAATATATATGGAGAATTTAAATTAACTTCATATGTTATACTTGGTGCGCCAATAGTTTGTGCTGCTACTTTTGCATAAATTTTTCCATTACCTGATTCAAATAAAGCAACTAGGTATGTAGTACCTCCATCTCCTGAAGAGGGAAGATAATTATTTAAACTTACCTCTAATTCTAAAGCACCATCAGGATAAGAATATTGAGATAAATAATAATTATTATAATTAAATGGATTAATTCCATTACCTCTTCTTCCAATGATTATTAATTTATTATTAGTAGTTAATAAAAGTGCATCTACATTACCTGCAGGTGCATAAACGTTAAATAATGGTGTTTGTTGAGCAGAACCAACTATATTAGTAGTGCTGCTTATATCAAATAATGTTATAGTATTTATCCAATTACCAAAATATATATTTTCTGGGGTATTAGGTATAGTGTAGTTTGCACAAACTAACAATGTATTATCATCTATAGCCTGCATTTTATTCCATTGTTTTTGATCATTACCAAATGGAAACGGGAATCCTTGTATTGTTATTGTTCTATTTAATGCTAACACATTAGGTGTAGAAGTGGTATTCCATTCCTTAATAGTACCCCATCTATTACCTCTCCAATATTTAGTAGAAGTATGAGTATCTGTAATAGCTTGAATACTAGGATTTGGTTGTTGATCTACAGGAAGAGTAACAGATGACGATGTATTATTATTAACATTATATAAGTAAGTTAATCCTGTTGTAAAACTACTCATATAAACACATCCTAAAGCATTAGATGGTTGTGGTATTATACTTCCTGAGCATATACTAAATACTGAACCCTGATTACCTCCAGGTGATGTTAAAGTTAATGTTGTGTAATTTAATGGAGCTGATATTGTTATTATTCCTCCACCAGCTTGTTGAATTTCACCTAAATTAATATTCCCTGATGAAGAGCCGGTTACTGTATTTCCATTTACTGTTTGATAACATCCTTTACATAATGATATATTAGGAACTCCTACATTTGTATTCCAAGTAAATAATTCACCTGGGTTAGGATTACTATTAGTTCCACCATATGATATTTTAATATTATTTACTGGTTGGCTAAAATTTAAAGAATATGTATAATCTCCAGAAAGGTTTCCTAGAAAAGCAGAATATGATGGATATGTTGTAACATTAGTTCCTTCACAAACTGGCATTCCTAAGGTACTTAATGGGAAAAAATTATCAGAAGCTACTGGTCCTGTGTATGTAGGAATTATATTAATTCCATTATAATTCATAGGAGTTGATAGTTTTAAAGGTAATGTTAAACATTCAGAACAACTTGATGTAGGTAAATTTACATTAATACAACTTGCTAATTGCGAAGCCGCTACTAATTGTGTTTGCGGTGATTGAACTAATGTTAATGCAAATGTTGTAGGATTAAACTTATACACATTATACCCCATTAAATATATTTCATTATTTACTTGAGCTAAACCACAATCTGTTGTTATAGTAGGTGATATTTGTTTTCTAAATTCTAATACTCCTGTATTGTAATTATATTGATTTAAAAAATGATAATTTTGGTATTTAGTAAGTACTATAAGTTTATTATCTGAAGTTAATAGTAAATCTCCTGCTGGATCTTCTTGTGGAGGTAACTTAACTTTAAGAGTCCAAGTAGCTACATTTGATGTAATATCATATTCTACTACCATTACACCATTAACATATTTAGCTGAAGGGCTATCTACTACATCTTGTTGCGATGCTATAGAACGTAATTGGAGACCACCTATTCTATTTACAGTCCCTATTAATTTTGTATTACTAATAGCAAATAAACCAGTTCCTGGATAGAACTCTGTTCCCCCTGGAAAAGTAGATTCTGGTGCTTGGGGTAAAGCAATATATCTGTTAATAGTTGCGGTGAATGGGTTACTTGTTGTATTGTATTCTACTATACTATTATTATTTAAACCTCCACCGTTAACATTCCATGTGTAAGACCATAATTTATTAGAAGTACGGGCTAGTGGTGCTATAGAAATACCTAATGAAGTTGCAACACTATCAAATGGTGCAGCAGGTACATTTAATAATGTAGATGTATTAGTTGAAAAATTATATAAATAATATTGATTTCCTTGTGTTTTATATAATATGGTATTACATGTAAGTGGATTTGGAACGTCTTTAATTAAACGTACATAATATCCACTAGTTTTACTAAAGCCTTTAAAATCAAGTAGTTGATTGAAGCTATATAGGTCGATATAGGTTGCTAAATTAGTAAACCCAGGATTTGGATTTGGATCAGGTGTAGAAGTCCAATAAGGACCAGATATACCTTTTGAATTAAATTGTCCATTTGATCTCCCCCCTCCTGGTAATCCAGTCCAACCTGTTTCATTTGTTGCACCTGCATTAGGACTGTTCCAAAGTGTGGTTCCTGTTGATTTTAATTTACCCCCTGCTACATTTGTACCTCCTAAATAATTAGCTAATGTTCTAAATTCAGCCTCTGTTGGTACATGATACCCAACCGGAGCTAATCCACGAGGATCAGTCACCGCATACCAGTTATATAATTTATTATAGGTACAACCATTTATAGAGTTATTATCATAGTAACACCATGCCCCTGTTGTAAGATTTTCCCATTGAGTAAGATCAGTTACTTGTGGAATTATGTCACCATTTCTATAAGTAGTAACATCTAAATTACATGCTGTCCATGTTTGTGCTCCAATAACAACATCAGGTAAAGCACATGGTGTACAAGGTCTCGAAGTAGATGGAGTTGGAGTAATAGAAATACTAGGTGTTCTGCTTGGAGTAATACTTGGCGTTACACTAGGTGTTACACTAGGTGTACGTGATATACTTGGTGTTTTACTTGGTGTTCTACTTGGTGTTAAACTAGGTGTATTACTAACAGATATACTAGGTGTATTACTAGGAGTAAGACTTGGTGGAGGCGGTGGATCAGTACTACTTGGTGTAACTGATGGTGTAATCGATGGTGTAATTGATGGTGTAACACTTGGAGTAGTAGAAGGAGTAATACTTGGTGTTACACTAACTGAAATAGTTGGTGTTATACTTGGTGTTCTAGTTGGTGTTATACTTGGTGTTACAGATGGTGCTGCTCCAAATTGAACATTCATACATAAACCAGCTATAGTTGGTATAGCTATTGGTAATGAAGTAGATGGTGTTGGAGAAGGGCTAGTTCCGTTTGATGGTGTAATACTAATACTTGGCGTTACACTAGGTGTCTTACTAACACTTGGTAGTGGTGTAAGAGACGGAGTTTTAGACACACTAATCGTTGGAGTAGGTGTCATAGTAGGTGGTATTGTTTTACTAGGTGATATAGTAGGTGTAATACTAATACTTGGTGTTCTACTAGGTGTAATAGAAATACTTGGTGTTACACTTGGTGTATTACTTGGCGTTACACTAAAACTAGGAGTAATACTTAATGATGGTGTAGGTGTTGGTGTAAATGGAATACAACGTCTACCAACACAATTTCCTAAAATTTGAATAACTACATCACCATCTACTACTCCAGGATCACTACCACATAATGTTATAGAATCACTAGGTTCTAAAGCAAGAATATTTGATGATACATTATCACATCGTGTATATGAAACAAATGCTTCTTCTGATAGTGACATATTAGTAAAACTAATACAATTACATGGATACAACGGTGTTGTAGATGGTGTAGGAGATATAGATACTGTTGGAGTTACACTTGGTGTTGGTGTTGGTGCAATGCACTCCCCATCAGCGTTTACTGTACTGTTAGCTGTGATAACTTCTATGTCTTCAAACGAATAAGTAATAACAATCATTTCAGAATCATCAGCACAAAAAGCATTAGAATATGTTCCTGCTATGGAATAAGCGATACTTTCAGGATTTCCATTACAATCTGTAAAGCTAACAAATACCTTTCCATCTAAATTTGGGTCTGGATTGTTTATAGCATTGTCTAAATCTACTTGTCTAATTCTAATATTATAATTTTTACAAGCCATTGTTGTTAGTAATTTCTAATTTTTAATATTGTTTTTGTTCTAACCTCAAATTTTACCAATCCTGGTATTTTAAGAGCTTCTGATTTGATGCCTTTTGCCGTTTCAACTGCATTTCCTTCAGAAATGTATTTTATTTCTAATAAAGAATAATTATACAAATCATTAGAAGCGGCATTTAATTGTTCATTATCGATTACTTTAACAACAATTACATCTCTTATACCTCTAACTTGATTATAAATTTCAGTAAAATTAAAATCATTCTTCATTTTAATAATTACTTGAACGAAGAATGTTTCAAATGTTGCTTCACTTAATAATTTTTCTAAAGATACCATGTTAAAATATATATAGTCCCATAGGAACGTCGTTTAAAACTTTTAATAAATTCTCAGAATTAGCTGCTAGTTTTTCTAATTGTTTTTGTCTTCCTGTTTGATCTAATGTTTCTCTTAATTGAGCTAGTAATGATTCTTTTTGACTTCTAGCATCTGTCAATAAATCATTTTGATTTAATGTTACTTCTGAACCAGGAATAGGTACAGTTGAATATTTTCCTCGAACATATCCTAAAACTTCTCTACAAAGTGCTAAAGTATATTGATAAACCCACATTCTTCCTACAGAATTTATATAATTGTAGTTAGGATTTGTATAAGGTACATTAGATGTATTAGTAATTAAATTAGTTTGTGGAACACCTTCAGAGTTTCGTCCACCTATAGCGCTATCTCTTTCAGATCCTTTAATATATTGGAACCAAAGTGGATATTTTTGTAATGGGACTGGGAATATTTTTAATTGGTTATTGTGGATTTCAAATGAAAATTGTGCTCTTCTAATTTGATCGTTTAATTTAATAGCTTGAATACGTTGTAAGTCAAAAAACAACGGCATTAATAAGAATGTAATAGCAGGAGAATATGCTCCAAAACCAAAACTATTTAGCAATCCTTCGTAACTATAACCGATACCTACGTACGGGTCAAAGTATCTTAACGCAGCTGGCGGCGCTTCAAAGAATACGCGTTTAACTTCAATGTAATCGCCAGAAGCTAGCGAAGCTGATTCGCGTGCCCACTTATTTAAGTCGTATTCTTGGACACCTCCTTCTAATAGAATAGAACCACTATACCAAGTTACATTACCCCCTACTCCTGCTTCTTCAGCATAATTTTCTGCTATACGAATAGCACCTCCTAATGAAGGAGTTAATAATAGTTGGTTGTAAGGAACTGAACCTGTTTGGTTTCCTTCAAGAGAAAGCATGTTTTCTCTAATTTGAAATTGATAAACTTCATTTCCATACACAGTAACTGCTTCTTCAAAAGCAGTATATATTTGAATTGGTTGTAATTCAACTACTTCTATAGGCCATCCTAAACGTTGAGTAACAAAAGTTACAATCTTATCAGCATCTATTTGAAAATCATATTGATAATCGTAGAAACCAAAGGCTGTATCTCCTGGAAAGAATTGAGATGAACCATTATATACTGGGATGTCTGCCATTTTTTTACATATTGTTGGGTATAAATATTACAATATGCTTATTTCTAGGCGTATATTAAATTAAAGTTGCATTTAATATATTGGCAGCTATGTTTAAAGCATTGTTTTCATCTTGTTTTACTAAATCAAGATCATTCCCTGTAAGTATATGTTTATTACCTTTTAAAAGTGTATAAGGTAAAGTTTCATTTGTATTATTTTTAGATACATAATTTGTTGTTTGTGTTGTATCTACTAAATAACAAAACATTTCACATTGAGTTTCAGTCATAGCAGATGTGTTAAGATTTACTACAATCTGATCTGCTGTTTTATTACCTACCTGGGTAGGTTGTATTTGTTGAATTTTTTGTATCATATTATTTAATTTTAATTGCTCCAAGGAGCTGGTAATACTTCTGTTACTGGGTTTTTAATTAAATCAATTTGAGTTGCTATATTTACTTCTAAAGCATCTACATCCATACTGCTTTCCATCCATCCTATTACTTGTTCTTCTGATATATCTGGAAATGGTGTAAATGCTTCTGGGTTTGGTTGTCCAACAGATTGAGCACCATATATAGTTGCTGATATGTTGTCTTCATCAGTACCTGTTAGTATCCAATGTACTGTTGTTACTACTGTTTGTAGTCCGTCTTCATCGATTACGCAATCGAAAGCGGGAAATGTCCATGTGTAATTTATCATAATATTTAGTTTTAATTTTATTTTTAATTGAATACTCCTAATACTCTAGTTATATATAATTTTGGTACTCCGTCTACATTAGCCATATTGGCAGCAATTATTCCGTTTACTGTTTGTCCATATTCATAACTTGTATAATCTAGATATGGAATAAAACTAGCGTAGTTATATCTATATTCTGTAGAAACTACTACAGTTGGGTCTGTTAGGTTGTTAAGATAGTCGTAGTCGTAGTAATTGTCTCTTACCACAAAATTGATATAATTTTCATCCTGAGCAGTAGTTACTGCAGCTGCATTTAACTCTATATTCATCCAACCTACTGAAGGACTAAAGGGATCTGAAAAAACTTGTTCGTCTACATACTGCCAGTCTGAAGTAGCTAAAACTGTTGATGTATTAGGAGAAGGTGTGGACTGTATAATTGCATCTGGGAAATTTGATACAGCTTCAACATATATGTTTAGCGAGAGAGCTGTAAGTGCTCCTGGGATTGTAGATGTGTCAAATGTTAAATACCCTCTCCTACTAAACCATGTTCCTCCTCTAGCTGATGTATATCCGGTTAATGAAAATATAGTAGAAGGACTTGTAACATTAGTACCGGCATTTGTAGTATTTAAAATAAGGTCTTCCCATATGTTAAAAGAAGCGGCGGCATTCAGAATAAGGTATCCTCCTTGACTTGTTGCTGTATTTATTGTTGGCATTAGAACTGTATTTTTGGTAAGTAGTAAACGTCGTGTTTAAAGTAATCGTTATCTGGTACATTTATTCCTGATAGGTCTATAATATCGTAGGTAAGTTGTTCGTTTTCAACTTTCCTCTGACCTGTGAATGGGTAAGGTAGCGGATTCCATAAGGTAAATCTTCCTCCTTTATTTAATATCGATATACAAAAATCTACTATTTTTTTTTCATTGTCATCTCCATAAGCATCGTAAAAGATTCCATCATAAGGACCTCTTTCTTCTATTTGACTTTTTATCTTATACCAATCTCCTTCTAAAACTGTTATTCCTTCTCCTCCCTTTGACCATCTTCTTGCTTGACTAGCTATTTCAGGATGTATTTCAACTACTGTATGAGAGGTAGGTCTGAATGATTGTATGTAATTTGCTGATATTCCCATACCATATCCTATCTCTAGAATATTTCCTCCATTCTCTGCTACGTACTGTGCCGAAGCATACATGATAGGATCTTCCCAATCCATCATTACTGCTTTCTCTCCAGTAGGTGATGTAGCGTCTGCGAAGTATATTTTACTTTCTTGAAATACTAATTCTTTTTCTATATATGCCATATTATAATAATGTAACCCAAGTTGTATCTGGGCAGAAATAAATTTGATCATTTGCTGTACTTTGTACATATCCTATTATTCTAACGACATCTCCTGTACCTGTTGGTGCTGTTTGTGAAAATGCTCCGGCTGTTGTCGATACATATAATTTTGCTCCTACTGTAGTAGTTCCTGTAAAACTTGATACTCCTGTAAATCTAGCATGTCCTCTTAATAGTATTCCTACTGTTGAAGCTGTTCCTGCTGCTAATGCTATTCCTAACATTCCTGTTGATGTAGATTCAGCATCAGCATCTGCTGCTGTCCAGTTTCCTGATGAATCATAATAGTATAGTGTTCCTGCTGCTACTGTTCCTCCTCCCCAATATGCTATTTCTCCATTTACGTTAGAAGTAGATAATGAGCTATTATAAGAAAGACTACTAGTTACTTGTAAAGAACCTGTAAATGAAGTTGCAAATACATTTCCATTTACTTGTAAAGTTCCTAAGGTAGGTGTTGATATTCCAATACCTACATTTCCAGATGAAGTGATACGCATTTTTTCTGAATTATTAGTTCCAATGCGAATATCTGTTTCTGTAAATTGAACAGCTGAACCATCCTGTACTCCTAAAAGTATTGGTTTAGTTGTAGCATTAACTATAACTGCACTATCTGCTACAGTTATTCCATTAAAATTTGCTACCCCAACACGAGGGTAAATTCTTACAGCTCCAGTAGTAAGGTCAGATGTTGAAAATCTAGCCGCTTCTTGTGTACCTTGAGCACTATCAAATGTTGTAAAGATAGCGGTTGCAAGTTCCCCTGAAAAAGCAGATGCAAACACTCTAGAGTTTATATTTGTACTACCAACACCAAATCTAGCATTTGTTAATAGATCGCTTGAAAATCTTCCAGTGCCATTAACATCTAATTTATATAATGGATTTGTTGTTCCAATACCAACGTTGCCGTTTTCTGCAATTGTTAACTTAGAATCAGCTAAAGTAGCACTATCTGCATTTCCTTGAGGCCCGTTTAATATGTGTACTTTTCCTTGAGCGTTATTTGATGTTAAATCTGTTCTTTCAAAGACTATTGCAGATTTTCTATACAAGTTATTAGCACCTTCTGCATATCCAAAATGAAGACCAGCCCATTGTCCAACTGCTACAGCATCTATCCCCACAGAAACAAAATTATTAGCTCCTGATATTACGTCTAGTTTTCTTTGCGGTGTTGTCGTTCCAATACCTACGTTACCTGATGAATTAATCACCATTCTATATGAAGATGCAGTATCATCATATACAATAAAATTACCTACAGAATCCGAACCTATTGTTGTATTTCTATAACTTGAAGCATTTAGAGCTATTAATCCTGATGTTGTTCCAGCTACTGTTAATAGCCTGTTAGGACTTGTTGTTCCAATTCCTACATCACCTGCTGAAGTGATTCGCATTCTTTCACTACCTCCTGCTAATGTAGTTGCATTTGTATAAAAAATAACTCCATCATATCCTGCTAATTTTGCATTATTTGTAGACCTTGTTAGAGAAAGTATATGCGTACCTCCTGCCGTACCAATAAATCCGTTGTTGTCTCCATTTGCATAAGCTCCAATATCTCCTAAAACATCTAATTTATAAGATGGACTTGTTGTTCCAATACCTACGTTACCGTTTCCTTTTATAGTCATTCTTGTAAACAAATTACTATAAATATCAGCACCTGTCTTAAAGTCCATCTGCCCATAGTACGGAGAGTCTTCTGTAGTTGTTGAAATTGCACCACGAATACCGTTTATAGGACCATCTCCAAACATTAAAGCGGTTGAACTACCAATTGCTAATCCATTATTATTTACAATAATATGTCCACCTAATCCGCCAGAATTTCCTCTATATACCTCTAATGGCCCTAATGAACTTGTCGTTCCAATACCTACGTCACCACTACTAGAAATAAACATTCTAGTTGTTCCATTAGTCTCTAAAGCAAGTGGTTGATTATCATTTGTTCCTAATAATGCTGTTGTTCCAAATGAATTTCCGTTTTGTATAAAGGCGTTTGTTGTACTGTTTAAGAATGATGCTGTTTGAGCAAATGATGCTGTCCCTAATAAAGAACCTGTTATTGATGTAGCTACAATTTTTGAAACCTCTAATTCACCTGCCCCACTAAGGCGCATAGGAGTAGTAGCTTCATAGCCTCCATAAGTTTTTTTATTTCTCCATATCCATTCACTACCGGCAGTTTCTATATCATCGTTTACCTCAAATACCATACTTACCTGATTAGTAGCAGCAGATTCTGCATAGAATCGTATAGCGTCATTATCACCTGCTCCTTGATTTATCATATATGGAGGAGAGGCAGACACACCATTTCCATATGTAGTACCTGTAGGGTTTTGAGGAAGAATAATATTACCAGCAATATAAGCACTTCCGCTTACATCTAATTTTTGAGAAGGGCCTGTTGTTCCAATACCTACGTTACCGCTATTACTTAATGTAAACGGTAATGTGTTATCAGTTATATTGCTCCAATAAGTATTACTATTATCACTAACAAAACCCCATTTCTTAGCAGATACACCTGTTCTTTGGTAAATTATAGATGTTGCATTTGTATTCTCAATATCTAATGGAGCATCAGGCGAAGTTGTTCCAATTCCTACGTTACCATCTCCTCTTACGTTAAGGTAGGTTGTTGAATTTGCTGCGTTATTTACATTAAAAGCAACATCTGAACTATTTGTTCCACCTCTTACAATTGCTCCATAAGATTGGCCAGTTGTTGTATTTCCTGTAAAGCTTCCTGCCCAATTATTTGCTGTCCCAACTACTTCAAGCCTATTTCCACCATCTGTGGTTGTACCTATTAGTACGTTACCTGCTGAAGTAATACGCATTCTTTCTGTGTCACCAGTTCCAAAAATTAATGGTTTGGATTGAGTAACCCCTATAAAGATTGCGTCTAACCCTGAGTTTGGGTTTATTACTCCTGTTCTTGTACCATCACTTACTTCAAATTTGTAAGTTGGACTTGTTGTACCAATACCTACGTTACCACTCTGCATTACTTTAACCTTACTAACCCAATTAGCATGAGATACTGTACCTGATGAGTAATATCCTATATCAACTAATGAAGCTCCACTAGTATAATCTCCAACAAGCCTAAGACCAGCATTTGATTGATCCATACCAATTCCACTCCAATCCCCATAAGTATTTATAAATAAAGGATTATTAGGAACACTATTACCAAAAGTTAATGCGAGGCCAGAACCTGCACCAGAAATATGTAATTTACCTCCAGGACTTGTTGTTCCAATACCTACGTTACCGTTTGGAAATATAACTTTACCTTGGGAACCAGCATTGTTAACAGCTAATTGTAATAAAGGTAAAGCCTCAACTTCAATTTCTAAACTTTTTCCAGCAGTGTAAAATGTATTTGAATAGTTTTGATAAAATTGTGTTGTTCCGTAAGCAAATTTAGATAAATTTAAAAGTAAATCTTTTGTATTTGATTCAATTCCTCTAATTTCTAACTTACCATTTGGACTTGTCGTTCCAATACCTACGTCCCCACTACTAGAAATAAACATTCTAGTTGTTCCATTTGTTTCTAAAGCAAGTGGTTGATTGTCGTTTGTTCCTAATAATGCTGTTGTACCAAATGAATTTCCGTTTTGAATAAATGCATTTGTTGTACTGTTTAAGAATGATGCTGTTTGAGCAAAAGAAGCACTTATTACACTGTTAGAACCAAATGGCCCAAATACGTTTGATCCTGTTACAAATGATGCTGTTTGTGCTGTTGAAGCAAATGAAGATGTTCCAAATAATGAACCTGTAAATACTCCTGTAAATGAGCCTGTAAATGAACCTGTGTTTGATAAGAATTGATCTACTCTATTTGCTGTTACTATTACTGAAGGAATACCTGGTACTACTCCAAATTCAGGTTCTGCGTGTAAGCGTACGTTAGCATCCGGTGAATACCACATTAATTGATAATAATCATTTGCAGCTGAATTAACAAAGAAATTCCATGCTGCTACATAATGAGCTTCATTACCAACTAATTGTATCGATGTTGCAGTATCTGTTAAATTTGTTCCATTTTTTCTTAACCAAATCCATATTTCATCTGTACCACTATCTGTTTTATCTACTTGAGCAGAAAATTGTATATCATATACACCTGCATTTTCAGTCTTGATATAAGTGTTAAAAGGATTTGTTGATCCTGATATTGATACTCCATTTGTAATATCTGTCGTATTGAAAGACATTGAGCGAGCAGTACCTGCTACATTAGTTTGAGTTGTAGTATCGTAAAAACTACCGTAAGATCCTGTTGCTGTATTAAAGCCACCTCCACCACTAGTTGATGAAACTGTAACTTGACCTTTACCATTTGTTGGTGATAATGTTATGTTTGGTCCTGCTAATAATTGAGTTACACCTCCATTAGAGGCAAATGAAGCGGTCCCAAATAAAGAACCTGTAATTCCGTTTGAAACATTAAGAGAATTTAAAGCAGCATTCGAGCCGCTAATTATGACTTTTTTCCAACTAGGCAAAATGACCTCCTTCCTTATTTAATAGTTTTGACCAAACAAAACCTCCAGATGTTTTATATTTTCCATTTACACATTGTGAAATAGAACTAGTTTTAATTTTTAACATATGAGATGCTTCTTTTATATTAGTCCATGTTTTTATAAAATTGCCTTTTAAATCATATTGATTTATAGGATTATAATAAGGAGGTATTTTTTCTTTTTTAAATTTTTTAACTATATGTTTAGGAGACTCATTTATAGGATTATCTATATGTCTCCATTTAAACCCATATATACTTTTTCTAATCCCTCTACAACATTCCGTAATGGCTGCTGGTGAATTTTTTCCAAAAAATTGGGAAGCTAAAGTAGCACTTTCCCATCTTTTTACAAGATTTCCTTGTAAATCATATTGAAAAATAGGCTTTGATAATTTTAATATAGTTTCAGGTTGGTGTGAATGACCTCCCCAACCAGTTTCTTTTCTTATATTAGTAAGATTTTTATAACCAATTTGGTTACAAAATTGGGATTCTATTTCAAATGCTTTTTCTTCAGATATATTATTAATTAAAATAATAGATACAAACCCATGTTTATTAACTATTTCATTCCAGTATCTATTTCGAGAAGAAGAAGTAAAGGCTCTATTTCCTGTTCCTTTACCTATATAAAAACATTTTCCATCAGTTTTTTTAATGTGACTGTACACGTAAAAGTTATTCATATTAAGTAGTATTATGATTGGTTACAGGATTGCCTGCCCACTTCCCATTAGGGATCTATAATATATAATATAAATATATGCGATCTAAACAAATAAAATATAAGAAGTATATTACCTCGCACCAATGTTGATACCATTGATGTAATGCATTTTATTTATGTTATTTTGTGGGTCTTTTGTTAATTTTTTGATCTTCTTTTATAGCGTCTTGAAGACTTTCCATTTTTTGAGTTTCTGCGTCTTGAAGCATACGTTTTACTTCTTCAATTTCTTGCTCTAATTTCATTTGTAGTGAAGCTACAAAACGAGCATCTCTACCTTGAATAGAAATAGGATCTAAAGCAGATCTTAAAAAGGTCAATTCATTAAAAGTAAGGTTGATTTCAAATAAATCCATAACTTATGTTATTTTGTTTGTTCTAAATATTGGTTTTGTAGTTTAATAACCATATTGTACAAAGGTTCTAGGTCTTCTCCAAGGAAAGTTGATCTTCTTATTAAAGAAAGTAAAATCTCTATCTCCTTCACATTTAATTGATTAGGAGATAGAGTATTTTCTATATTAGATGTAGTTTTGTCTTTTACAACTACGTTTTGTGCATTAAAGCTCATAACAATTTTTTTATTTTTTATGAATATATCCAAATACTTTCGTCGCCACTTGATACGTAAATATTACCTACTGCGTTATATCTGGTTGCTGGTGTTGGTGTTGTTCCTGCTGCTGTTACAACGGCGGCCATATAAGCGTCTGGTGTAAATGCAGAGTTATTTGCTGTAAATGAACCTGTTACTGCCCATCTTGATGCTCCTGAATCCCATCCAAATAATTCACCAATGTTTTGTGTGTCTTGTTGTACTACAATACCACCATCTCCAGTTGTATTCGAACCAGAAGCCATTAAGATAAATCTATCAGCTACTTCTAAGTTAGTTGTATTTTGGAAAGATGCTGTACCTTGTACTGTTAAGTTATTAGTTACAACTAAATTATTTGATATAGTTACGTTACCTCCAGCTGAAGTTACTGTTAAGTCTCCAGTTGTTGTAGTAATTGTATTATCATTTGTAACACCTACTGTAACATTACCTGCTGTTACACCTGCGAATGATGGACTATCTCCTGTTTCTAATCCTAAATCAATTGTAGAACCTGCTACACCATTTGTAGTAAGTAAAGCTTGACCTTGAGCTGGTGAAGATAAAACAGAAGATGATATTATATTTGCTGGTACTCCTGTTATTCCTGAATAGTTAATTTGAGATGATCCTGATACTAATCCTGCTGGTAATTGAGCTGATCCTGAAAATACTCCTGAACCTGCTAATATAGTAGCTTGTGTAATACTTCCACCTAATGATACTGATGTACCTGCTATTGTGATAGCTGAATTGGCTAAACTATTGTTAGGTATAGCGGATAAACCAAATGTTAAAGTATCTGATCCAGCATTAGCTGTAATAGTTAAACCTTGTCCTGACGAAGATGCAAAATTTAAACTTCCTGAAGGTGAATCTGCTAATAATAATGTACCGTCAAACGATGCTGTACTAAAAGCGTTAGGGGTTATTAATGTACCTGCCGTTAAATAGTTTGCATCATTGTTTAGTTGAGAGACGTTACTACCGGATACAACGACTTTTTTCCAATTTGCCATTTTATATTGTTTTTATGTTGATAAATATTTATTTTTAATCGAGCCCTACAAAAAATGAATTAGAGGTAAAATACATTCCTCCATTTGGTGCCGGATTTGATAATTCTACAGATTGAGTTGCTACTACTATAACACCACTTTGACTTACAGTCAATACATTTATGTTATTTTGATTTTGTATTAAAAATATAGTAGCAGCTGTGCTTTTTATTGTTGCAGCTCCTTGAGCATTTATTAGAAATAATGATGTATTAGATTGATTTGTTACTCCAAATGAACCTGTTACATATACATCTGAGTTTCTACTAATACTTCCATCAATAGATCCAGTCCATTTTGATATAGGTAAACCAGTTAATCCACTACCATCACCTATAAAAGAACCTGTAAATGATCCTGTGTTATATGATGAAGTAAAAGCATTAAATGATGAAGTAGAAACAAATGAGCTAGTAAATATACTAGGGTCACCTGCTGGTCCTGGAGATCCCTGAGGGCCAGGAGTATTGATCTCAATTATTTTTACTATTTCTTGAGGTACAATAACAATATTACCATTGCTGTTATCAACATCAACGGTATTTATCGTGTTTTCTACATTAACACTATTAAAAGTATTGTTAACTTCAATTTGACTCATTAACTAATTACAGTAACTTCTTTACTAAGTTTAACTTTACCTTCAAGGATTCTAGTAACCACAGGACAATCTCCACTTCCCGATATTATATCTAAGTCATATATTGCTGTGTCAAAATTAAACATAGAAGAAGTACAAGATGCAATGTATATTTCTATAGCTCCCGATGCAGCATTACTCATATTTAACCCAGTACCATCAGCATTAAGACTACTACTTAAGGTTACAATAGGTGCTGAACCATAAGTTAGCCTAATTTGCATTTTTGAATTATATGTGGATAGATTGACAGGGACTCCAAACGAATCTTTGTATACTATTACAAAGTCTACGGTTGATCCTTGTTCAATTGTGAATGAATATTTACCTGCTGCCATTTATTGTTAGAATTACTACCTATAAATATTAAAAAACCCTAATTAATCTCTGAACTCTTGGTATACTTTCAATATTGGAGCTACTATGTCATGTCTGTGGTTTTGTTTTAAAGCAAATATTTTAAATCCAGCTACTTGTTCTTCAATTCTTGTTAAGAAAGAGAAACCAGTTTCTTTTTTTACTTTTAAATCAATTTGAGCTAAGTCACCACAAATCACCATTTTAGAATTTTTACCAAGTCGTCCTAATACAGTTTCCATTTGATCTTGAGTAACGTTTTGTGCTTCATCTACAATGACAAATGAATCAACAAATGTTCTACCTCTCATAAACGCGAATGGTACAATTTCTATATTACCACGTTCTAATTCTTTATCTACTTTATCTTTACCATATAACATGTATAGATTGTGGTAGATTGGTGCTAACCATGGGTCCATTTTTTCTTTAAGATCGCCTGGTAAGAAACCTAATTCTTCTTTAGCAACTGTAGGTCTAGTAATTACTATTTTGTCTACTTCTTTATTAAACAACATATCAAGTGCCGCTTGAACAGCAACTAGGGTTTTACCTGAACCTGCCATTCCTTTTAAAACGACAACTGGGTTTTCAATGATAAGTGCTTTTGCTAATTTTTGTTCTTCATTTAATACTAAATTAAATTTTATAGGAGATTTGGGTTTTCTTTTTTCTTTAAACACTTTTTGTGCCTCTAATGTTCTATTATGATCCATACTTAATTTTAAATTAGTTATTATACTTCCAGATATATCCTCCGACTTTTTTATATTTTCCCGAGCATGCTCCCGAAATACTGGTTTTGTTAGTTTTGGTTTGTAAAGCTGCTTCTTTTATGCTAGTAAAAGTATTAAGTAAATTACCATCAATATCATATTGTAATACAGATTTTGATAATGATTTACTAATAATTTTACAAGTTTGAGAGGTATGGGTTTGACCTTTAAATGGTGATGGTTTATTCAAATGAGATTTGCTCATTTTTAAACGTGTTTCAGAAGTAATAATTTTACCTTTATGAGATTTACTTAAATTATTTTTCCAATTTTGGTCTTTGCTTCTTAAATATCGACCTTTTGAAGGTCCTCCTCCACCATTATTTTTATTATCTAATTTAAATTCCCAAGTTTTAAATAATTCTATATAAAATTTTTCCCAATATTTCCATTCAGAGTTAGGTACTTTATCTATTATAGTAAATTGTATTACATTTTTAGATTTTTTATGGGAATAAAATCTATGAGAAGGATTAACAGTTTTACCTATATATACTTTATTATCTTCTAATTCTAATAAGTAAATAAAAACCTCATCAGTGTGATGGTTTGAACTCATATATATAACGTTTTAGTTTCGTATAAATATGAAAAAAAAGAGCCGAGCTTGCGCTCGACTCTAATTTTTACTAAGTAATTAGTTATTAGTTAATACCTAATGCATTTAAACCGTTAACGAATACTTTACCGTAGAATTCAGGACGTACCATTTTCTTAGCGTAACGAGTCATAATACCTTTACGTGGTGTAAATGTTTCTGGATCGTATACTAATGGAGTCATTAATAACGGAACGTATGGAGCATAAACAGCACCTGATTCTAAGAATTGAGCACCTTTATAACCCATTAAAATTACGTTATCACTGAAGTAAGGGTTTACATATACTTTGTAACGAGAATTTAAAGTACCAATTTTTTGGCTACCAAAGTTGAATACTTTATCTAATTCAGCACCTGCATCTGAAGCATATCCTGGAATTGATTGCATAATAGTTGCAACCGCTGGAGATATTACTAAGAAGTTAGCTTGACCTCTAAGAGTTTTCTGTAAGATTTTGTTAGATACTGATTGTAATACTGTACCTAAAGTTGCGAACCAACCACCTTGTGTGTTATAGAAACCACCTGTTGTAGTTGAAGTTTGAACGAATGATGAACCATTCCAGATTTTGTTGTTTTCTGCTGACCAGTATCCTGTAGTAGCTGCCTCTTCAGTCAACATACCTAAGATTTCTAAGTCAATCTCCATAGCGATGTATTGAGATAATAATCCAGTTAATTCAGCTTCAGCATCGATGTTTTGGTAAGCATTTAAATCTTGAGCTAACTCAGGAGTCCATTGTGCTTTTAATTTTCTTGTTTTAGCAACAATAGCATCTGATTTCATTTGGATGTTTACTGTTGGGATAACAATTTGGTTATCATCTAATGAGTTAGGTACTGATGTGTTAGTTCTATCTGCTTCGAAATCACCTCTTTGTGCAGGAGTTGTTTGTTTGCTGTAGAATAATACTGTAGTTGCTGCACCTACTGATGGAGCTGCGTTAGTAATGAATGTTAATGCAGTAGCACCTGATCCACTTGAGTAGTTAGTAAACTGTTGTAATACGTTTGCTGGGTTAACACCTGAACCACTGATGATGAAAGCAGAAGCTGCTAAGAAATCAGGAAGATCTAAAGTTGCTAATTGAGCATCAGAAATACTTACTCTGTATAAAGTTGATGAAGTTCCAATGTAACGAGAATCGTAGTTTACGTATGGTGCTAATGAATCAGAAGCAGCAGTAGCATAAGATGCTGTAGTTACTGTTACAGAAGCAGAGAACTGGTTCATAGAGTAACCATATCTACCTTGACCGTAAAGACCACCTGTTGGGTTAACGTTTGTAATATCATAGTCAGTAGCTTGAACATCAGCTAATGAACCGTAAAGTGATTGTCCAGCTACGAATGGGTTTTTGTTATCACCATATTGAAAGTCTAAGTAGAATACAAGACCAGAAGGCATAGCCATTGGTTGTACTGAAACGAAGTCTTTAGCTACGATTTCAGCGAATACTCTACGTACTAATGGTAATGCAATACCAGCCCAGTTTTCACCTGTACCACCTAACATTGAATTTGTACCAGCAGTTACGTTAGTTTCAACAACTAACTGTTTTGCTTGGTTTTCAAGGATAACAGCCATATTGTTTTTCTCAATATCACTTGTTAATCCTTCAAGAAGTCCACTTTTAGCCCATTTGTTAGCTGTTTTTGCAGCTTCTGCTTGTTGGCTTTTCCATGGATTTACTCCTTCTAAAAGAGTGTTTAAATTTTCCATTTTTAAGAATAATTTTTAAATTTTTATTTAATATTTGCTAATTTTTGCATTCTAGTAACAAATTCGTTACTTTCTACAATTGTTGGTTTTGCAGCTACACCAGCGGCTTTAGATGCAAATCCTAGTGACTCTTTGATTTGGCGTTTTTCTGTTCTAGCATTAAACGTTGTTGACAATGATTCGTAAACAAGTTTAGCTTCTTTAGCAGATTCTGCTTTATCAAATGCTTTAATAACTGTTAATTTTTGAGATTCGTTTAAGTTTTTAGCTTTAAAGATTTTATTAACGTATAATAATTTAGCGTTTAACAAGTTAACTTCGTTAAGTTCTGAACGAAGAGTATTAACAGCTTCTAAAGCTAATTTTAAATCTTCTTCCATTTTTTTCTTTTTGTAGTCTTCAACTCCTTCTTCTTCAGCAGTGTCTTTTTTATCACCACGTTTAGCATTAGGAACATCTCCTTTATTACCGCCGTATTTTTTACGTTCGTCTAAATCATCTTTTTCACCCATTAACTCAGCTAAGATTTCTTCTAAATCGAAATCTTCTTCAGCTCCGTCAACTGCCATTTCTGCGTCTCCCATGTCATCCATAGCATCTACAGCCATTTCGTCTTCGTAGCCTTCGCCATCGCCTGTTTCTTGTGAAATGATGTCTCTAATTAAACTTTCTAACTCATCCATAGATAAGTCTTTAACTTCTTTGTCTTCCTCTTCGTCTTCTTTAGCATCGTCTGCTACGTCTTCAACTTCTTCTTCAGCTTCGATTTCTTCTTCGTCTTCTTCGCCTTTAGCTTCGTTTAATTCGTTTTCTAATTCTGCTAAGATTTCATCAAGGTCGATTTCATCTATAGAATTATCGCGATCAGCAAATTCTTCCTGAGTCTCTTCTTCCATAGGGATGTCATCCATCATGTTTTCTTTGGCCATCTTGTCTTTCATTTCGTCTAATTCCTCTTCATCGTCATATGCTTCTTGTAATTTAGTTTGAAACATAGATTGTAAACGTGGAGTAAACGCTTCTTCAAGAGCAAGTTTAGCTTGAGCTAAGGCTGTCTCACGTACAGTTTTAGCATCAGCAATAGCCTCTTTTAAAAGTGCTTTTGTGTCTTTCATTTTTTGTCCTAAAATTTTGTTTTGGAAATAAGCTTATTGATTAAAAAGCTTAATAGGGATTATAGTTTAATGACGAATCATATAGAAATGATTCATTAGTCAAGCATAAATATGTACAAGAAACAAAAAACCGCAACATCGTTGCGGTTCTTTTTAATTTCCTTGACCTGTATATAGTTTTTTGTAATTCTTTGAATTTTTTAACTTAGATGTTTTACTTTTTGCATGAACACCTGGTCTTTTTCTTTTTGGTTTCGCTATATAACTATTAACGGAACTGGTTTTTGCCTTTGCTGCCATTATTTAATATATTAATTTATGAGAAGAATAATACTGGAGCGCTTGTAGCATCTAATGAAGCGCTAGTTATTGTAAGTTCTATTACAGTTCCGGGAGGCACAAACATCCCACCTGCTGGAGTAATATTATTACCTCTGACATCTTTTAAAGCTGTAAAATGAGCTACAGCACCCGCTGATGCTCCTACTACAGAACCTGAAGCCATTACTTGCATTTTATAAAATGAACCTGTTATAGATTGACCATTCATTAGAAGGCCGGCTGATGGAAAATACGATGCCATATTATTGTAAATTAGTTAGTTTGTATTTAGTAGAGTAAATAAGTTCGTCAACAGCATCTATTTGATTTTGTAAATAACTATCAGCTAAATTAGGTGCTTGTCTTAATGTTTTAACAATCATACATAATTTATCAAAATAATCTATGATATTTCTAGTATCACAGTTATTATCTAAATTGATTACTGGTTTGAATTGGATTAAGCCGTATTTACCTTGGTAAGTTTCTACTAATCCATCTACTACACCATCGATACTTTCATAATATTTTTGAAGTGCTTTATGAGCAGCGTATGCTCCTGGTCCACTTACTCCTAAATGAAATATATGAGTTTGTGTTTGTGAGTGTAATAAAATTGATGCTAATTCTTCCATAATTATTGTCCTGGTAATTCACATGAGCAAAATCCTGCTCTGTTACATAATATTTCTGTTATTAATTCGTTTACTTTTTGGTATTTGTCTGTTTTAACAGCATTTGGATTAAGTGATTCATTTACAATTTCCATAAATGCACCTTGAGTTGATGGTGTTGAAACAAAATCCCAACATACTAACTCTAAATCGTCTTGTACTTCAACAGTTTCTCCGATTTGTTTTACAGAACCCATAGCACGAGATGAAATACCAACAGTAATACCAGCTATCAATAGTGCTTTTAATATATTTCCTGATGGTGTAGGTAATATTTCAATTTTACCCATTACATCATCACCATTCCACCATAAATCTAAGATGTTATGACATACATTTTTTAAATTAATAATTGGAGACTCAGGATGATCTAATTCTCCTAATGCTCTATTTTCTTTAATATATGTAGCTTTATACTTATCAATTTCTCTTTCTAAAGTATCTTTAGGATAAACGCGACCATTACCATTTTTAGCATCTGCACGTTGTACTACTCCCTCAACAATCAAACGCCCGTTGTTTTTTACCGCAGATTCTTGCAGTAACTGCGGGGTCAGTGTAAAGGTGGATACTCGTTCTATTAATAGTTCTTTGCTCATTATCTCGCAGATTTTTTCGATAATGTTTCGTTCATTACTTTATTAACTAAACGTTCTAAAACTGATTCTTTTTTAAGTACTTTATTTAATACGGCTCCAGCTACACGTTTTCCTGCTTCTTCTGAACCATATTCTTTACCTGCTGCCTTAGCTATTTTTTCAAATCCTTTACCTGGTTTGCCTATGTCAGTACCTTTTTTGAAACGCGCTTCATCTAAACCACCTAATTTTTTTAGTAAAAGTTTAAATAATTCCTCTTGAGATATACCCATTTTATCAGCCATTGCTTGAATAGATGATCTGTTTTGAGAAATTTCAACTTCAGCAGTTTCGATTTCTTCAGGTGCCATATTTTCTTTAACGACTTTAACTTTTTTTAATTCGTTTTTAGTGTCATTATCTTTAATTGGTTCTAAACCGTCAGAAGTATTTTTAACTTTTTTATAAGTTTTTGTCTTAGGAATATCAGTTATTGTTGTAGCAGGATAAATACCATCTTGTTCATCTACTTCAGGTGATTGCTCAACTTTTTTATATTTGATTTTATCATCTGGAGTTAATGAATCATATGTTGGTTCTTTATCTGGTGTTCCTTTTACAGCATCACCTTCATTAAGCATTCCTTTTTGTTTTAGAATTGCAACCGAATCATCAAATGAATTATGATTAGTTACAAAATTAGGAAACATCATTCTTGCGTTACGCAAAAATTGAGCTTTGTTCATTTTACCTTCTAATAGGTCCTGATATTGTCCGCTTATATTTTTCATTATTCTTCTTCTTGGTTTTCTTTAATTCCTGTTAATTTCTCTAATATAGCCGTTAAAGTATCTTTTATTTCGTCTGTAGGGAAAACAACAGCGAATGAATTTGGATTATCTTTATAGAATTTTTCTGTTTCTTTTTTAGCTTTAGGTAGTGCTTGTTTCAATTTAGTTACAAGTTCAATTAACTCACCAAAAGATTCAATACGAGATTTTTGTAATTCATCTCTTTCTTTAGCTTTTTTAGGATCTTCCTCTTTTTCTTCAGCTAACGATGATAAAATATCTTCTAACTGTAATGATTCTTGTTCAGTTCTTAATAATCTATCATATGCTTCTTTCATATTACGATATCCCTTCATTAATTCAGCGATATCAGTTTTATGAGCACCTTCAGTACCATTACCTTTTTTGGCTTCAGCTACACGGTATTTTATTTCTTCACCTAAAGTATCTAATTTTCCTTTAAGTTGTTCTTTAGTTAACTTTTTTTTCTCGTTATCCATTAGATAGTTTTTTTATGTTTTTAGATAATTGGTTTAACTTTTCTGATAACACATTTAATTGTTCTAATTTAGAATCCCAAAAATTACCACGTTTGATAACATTTTCAGTTTTTAATCGATTAGAATATTCAATGACTTGTTCTATTTCTTTAACACGTTTATTAACTTCACTTAAAGCACGTGTAATTTTACGTTCAGGGGAAACTTTATTAACACTTTCACTAAAACGTCTGTATGATATTTCGTTAAGTTGTTCTTCTTTATAAAGTTTATATCTTTTAGGTTTTGGATCTGCGGGGAATTGTTTGTAATCGTATACTTTAGAATCAGATGGCATTCCTTCTGGGGCTTTTTTAAATCCGTCTTTAGTATAAGAACTAATATTAGCTTTTCCTGCAGCTGTTGTAGGTGTTTTTCCTTCTAGTTTTTCTGGTTTTTTAAGGAAAAATTTACTGTTGTAAGCTTCCCCAGCACCAGTTGTACTAACACCATCTTCAGACATTAATTTATTTACTGTTTCTTCTATGAATTTTTTTAAATCTTCTGGTGTCATGTTGATTTGATTTCATGGATTAATTCATGAAACTGTAAGATATTTAATATATCTTCATCTTTAGCTGATTCTGTTTTTTCTAGAGGTCGAATAATTGATATTAACTCAGTCAATTTGATTTGAGTTCTTTTATCTTGTACAAATGATTGTAAAGACGTTAAAGAATTTTTAATATGGTCTAACTCTTGATTAATGAATTCACGTAATGATACAGTATTTGTTATATTATTAATGTATGTTTTTAATACACTACGTTGCTCAGGAAGTAAATCAGCATATTTCTCATTAAATTTCTCAATCATTATTTTAGAAATTAAAGCACGAGTTGCTTTATCTTGAGAAGCATATTCTTTTATTACTTGGTCTTCTACTTTATTTTTATCTATGTCTTGTTTAGTTAAAAATTCAAGTAAAGTTACTTTATTTGTAATGATAAATGAAGGATCTATAAATTCTAAACTAGTTTGTGCCTCCAATAAATTAGAAACAGCAGCATATGCCTTATAGTTGTGAATTTTAGCTTTAAAAAATTCTTCTAAATCATAATGTTGTTTAATTTCTTTAATTAAATTATACTTTTCCTTACGAAGAGCAGTACGATTTAAACGTTCAGCTAATTTAACAGTAGAAGAAATGATACTTTCAGCTTTTGCTTCATTTAATGAAGTAGCTTTAGTTAATGCTTGGTATATTTTATATTCTTTTACTAATTCTCCTTTAGAAAAGTATTTTTTAACAATGTTAACAGCAGATGATTCTTTATTAGACATGATATCCGATGTTATCTGTCTAGTTAACAATTCAAATAATATACCCGTGTTTTTATATTTATTATGTTTTGGCTTCACGATGTTAATTTACTGGTTATAAATATATACTTTTTATATGCCTTTAATATTTGATTCATCTAATAATGAAGACTTTTTATTATCCTTATCAAACACATTAGATTTTTTAACCATTTCTTCTAACATATTTTTATTTTGCAAGTATATTGATTTAGTTGCTTCTAAAGCTAATGGTGATCCTCCTTTAGGTTCCGGTGCTTTTGCGCTATCTGGTGATATATCTACTCCTTTTCCTAATGGATCTTTTCCTAATACTCGTTTTTGAGTATTATAAACTGATGTTTTTTCTTGAGGTCTTCCAACTGGGTTAGTTTCATCATATGCTGGTGGAACTCCCATATCGTTTCTGCCTTTACCATATAGTGAAGCTAAATCATGTGGTGTTCCATATGATTCTCCACTTGTTACAGGGTCATTACCTTCGTTTTCGATTTGAGCTAATCTGAACATTCGTTTTTTATCTTCGATAACTAAATCTCTCATATCATCATATTTGTCTTCACTCATATGGAAGATATAATCATAAATGTAGTCAGAAGGGAATAAACCAGTTTCTTGGATTTGTCTAGCTAAATCAACTTTTTCTTTCATTAATGCTACTCTTTCTTGATCATAAACGATAGATGGAGTAGTTAATTCAAGTTCAAAATTTGTTAAGTTTTCATCAGTATATCCTTGAGAATACAAATGTACTAATGCTATTTTAGTTAATTCAGATACTACAATACGTTGAATACGTTCAATTGTACGAGCGAATCTAATATCTTGTTGTGCTAATGTAGATTTACCTTCAACGTCAGCTTCATATCCGATAAATGCTTTAGGTACTTTAACAGCAGCTAACATTTTGTCTCTTAAGTAAACAACGTCTTCAATAGCATTATATTCAAGACCAGGTAAAGTATCTATTTTAGTTGATGTGTTTCCACCTTTTGTAGGAATGTAAAAATCTTCATTTACAGTCATCATATTATAACGAAGATTATATTCACCAGTTTTAGGATCAACATAAGGAGTACGTTGTGTTTGTCCTTTTAATTTCTCCATGTATGCAGGAATTTCATTTGGTGGAATATTTCCTGTATCCACATAATAAACTCTACGTTGTGGTGCTCTTAATATACGGTGAATTAACATAGCGTCTTCCATTAACGCTAATTGTTTAAATATTTTACGAGCTGGTTCAATGTATGATCTTCCGTATGGTAAGAAGTTGTAATCTCCTAATAATCTAAAGTTAGCAACTTCATAGTTTTGGAATACCATATCATCTTTATCAAGTCCTCCTAATACACCAGTATATGAAGCATTTGGTTCAACTCTAAATTGAACATAAGATGGGTTTTTAGGATCTAATCCTTCTTCTCTAATTACGTTATAAACGTTAAGAGGAATTACTTGATATACACCATATTTTTCAGCGATGTGTAGGTGTAAATAAAAGTCACCATATTTACACATTGAACGAACCCAACCCCAAAGGTTAAATTCGATATTAAGTACATCATAGAATAAATTATATAGTATTCTTTGAATATTTTCATCTGGTGATTTAATAGCTAATACTTCTCCAGCACCATTTTTAAGTGTAGATTCATCAGCAACAATATCTAATACAGATGCTATGATTGGATCACCATCCATTACCTCATAATCATTATATAATTGAGGTCTTAATATTGTAAAGTTAGAGTGAGGAGCATTACCAACATAAGTACCTAACCCTCCAGTATAGATACGTTGGTATCGTTCAGGGTACATGTTTGTTTGTACTACCCCAGAGGATTGTATGTGGTCACTGTCGATTACTTTAACTTGACTCCCACCAACGTTTCTAATAATTACGTCGTTTGAGAATAATCGTTTTAATCTACCAAATAAAGATGTGTCTATCATATGTATAAATATTTATCCTAATAGCCAAGTAATGTCTTCGTGACCTCCTTGTTCCATTTGAATTTTCCATGGGTTATTATTATTATTATATCCTCTAGCGTTGTAGGGATTCATCGTTCCTCTATCTACTGATATAGAGTCTACTATTGCTCTATCAAATTCTATATTTGATTTTCTAAATCTTAAAGCCGTGTCTCTTAAATATAGACCCATACTAAAAGACATTACTAAATCATCATTATATCCTTCTTGTGCTTGTGCTTTACTATTCTTCCAAATAAATACTTTCATTTCTTCTAGTGTTCTTTTAGAACGAATAAAGCATGCTTTTTCTTTAGTATATTCTCTAAATTTTTCAATCATTAAAGGACGTGTTTTTACTGATGTTGTAAAACCAGCTACTAAACTATCTTGATTTTCATTACGTCTAGACCATTGATCTGATGTATATGCTTCTGTTTTAGGTGAGTAATATAAATTTTTATATCCTCTATCAATTGCAGTTTGCACTGTATCCCAACCCACATTAGCATTCTCTATAGCGAGTAAAGCATCATTGTATTCTGCTGCTAAACCTACTAATAAATGTCCAAAATCACGAGTTCCTATTTGCCCCTTATATTCAGCTACTTGTGTTGCTGTTTCTAAATCAAATACATGACATGCAGAATGGTCTTTTCCGTCTCCTCTAGCAACGTCGGCTGTTACTAAATAACTTCTATTGTAATCTGGTTGTTCCCAAACCCATAAGTTACCATCTACATTACGTTTTTCAATTGGTTCCATTAAATTAGCTTCAATCCAATCAATTAATTCAGGTTCAAATACTGTATCTCCAGATGTGCTAAAATCACAATCACATTCTTGTGCTGCCATTCTAATTCCTAAATCTTGATCCTGTAAACTTCTCCAGTCTTGATCTCTTTCAGGATGCACATTCCATTTTAACTTAATAGGAACGAATGAATTAGCTCCTAATTCTGATTTAGACCATGTTTGATGAAACCAGTTTCCGGTACCATTAGGTGTAGATAATGCTATACATCCTCCACCCGTTGCTAATGTTTGTTGAGCAGAAGCAAATATCTCATGTATGTTATCAATGAACGCGGCCTCGTCAATTATAAGTAAAGAAACGGCTTCTGATCGACCAGCATCGCCTGCTGCTGATGTTGCTTTTACTTGAGAACCATTTGGTAATTTAAGTAAGAGCTTGTTGTTCTCCAAGGGTTTTTCGGTTCCTTTTAACCAAGAAGGTAAATTATCGTACATAAATCGTACTTTAGTTACCATGTTTTTAGCAGTTTCTTGTTTTGTAGCGATACAAAGTATATTTTTATCTCTATGAAAAATCATCATCCATAAAGAAAAACCAGCTACTAAAGTTGAGATTCCTAGCTGTCTAGATTTTAAAACTATACTATAATTGTTTTTTTGAAATTGGTGTAATACACCATCTTGAAAGGGATATAAATTAAATGGAATTCTACCTTTTGTAGGGTGTTGAATCATACAATACTTCTTCATGAAGTGGGCAGGATCAGTCATACATTTAATGTATTCCTGTTTAATTATATCTTTTATATTTTGATTTTGTTCACTCATATAATCATTTATATATAAATATACAAAAGGCCTGATGTTGGTCAGACCTTGTATATTTTATTATATGTTTGTTATTTTACCAATAGGTATGAGGTAGTAAGTATACCGGCGAACGTTCCTACTTTCCATAGAAATGTTTTAGTCCTTTGTCCTTTTAACTCTTTATGTAATTGTTCTGAAAGTTCTTTAGATAGTTGTAATTGATCTTTCTGAGTGTTGATAATAAATTGGTTGTTTTTATCTTTACTCTCTAATAGGGAAATGATAGTATCTTTTTGAGTTTCTCTTGCTTCTAACTTAATAACTTTATCTTGAGTAAATTTTAATTCTTGAGCACATCCATCTCCTTTAAGAATGTCTTTAATAACTAATTTTGCTACAGGTGTTTTAATTTGAACCTTTGTCGTATCTGTTTGTGAAAAACTGCTCAAGCTCGTTAGCAGTAAAACTATCAACACTATTAATTTTTTCATCTGTTTGTTGTTTAAGTATAGATATGTTATTATCTATGTGGTGAATTTCTTTAGTAATATTAATTACGTTATCTTTTACTGAGTCTATTTTGACATCAATTTTTTCGTTAACTGCTTGTGCTGAGTCTACTTTAGTTTGAAGAGCTTCAATTTTATCTTCATATCCTTTTACATCAGTTCTAATACTGTTTGTATTGAATATATTATACAAACATAACAAAGCAATTATTATTAATACTATGTCTTGTTTAGTTGCCTTCATTGTCTATTTTAAGAATAACTTTAACTAAATCTCTAACATCTTCCGGATTTACTACTATTTCTTGTCCGTTGTCTTGTGTCAATATAATAAAATTACCATCTTTTCTTACTTCAATTTGGTATCTAGATCCTGGTGCTACATTGGCGTTTATTTCGTATATTTCATCATACATTTTAGCAATATCACCACCATCTGATGAATCAACATCTTCTACATCTTCGATAATTGTATTATCGTCATCATCTAAAAAATCTTCTTCTCTAATAACTTTAACAGCGTTTTTTTCTGTTCCTATTGTTGGGTCTCCTTCTTTTGCTCTTAGTGTTTTTATTTTCTGGCTTATTTGAGGGTCTGTTAAAGGTGCTCCTGTTTGTTGAATAATTACAGCTTCACCCATTTTTTTACGTATAATACCGCGAATATTTTCTTTTAATTCACTTACTTTCATATTTTATATATAAATGTTAATTTAATATAAATATTAAGTAGGAATCACTTCTAGTATTTGTTTTATACGTTCTTCTGTTGTGCCTGATATCATGAAAAGATTCTTTATTCTGTGTGGATAAGCACCAATTAATGCTCTGATAGTATAATCAATTAAATTTCTATATTCAGCATTTGTTTCTCGTACACCATTATTTTCTATCTCTACTCCTTCAGGAGACACATAAAAAATATAATCATATTCATTAATAAAATTACGAGCATATTCGTCAAATGATTTTTTATCAGTTGGGTGTATAGACTCAGCACATTGAGTAAACGCCATTACATCTATAACTGTTCTGTCTGTAATTAAATTTTCATGCATTAATTCAGATACACGTTCAGCTAAAAATATAGTTTGACCTTTTAATGTTGAATCTGTATTTAATGGGATACCTAAATCTCTTAAATACTTACTACGTTCAGTAGCAAAATGATAATCTTTAAATTGTGGTAATTCTGCTAAAGCATTAACTAATGTAGTTTTACCTACAGATACAGTACCTACTAATCCTATTTTCATATTATCTAAAACTATTTTTAAACAATGGGTTTTTTGCTGGTGGTAATCCTGTGTGGTTACGTTTTAATTCTCTAATTACTTCAGGTGTATTACCTTGATAAATTCCCCAGAAATAGTATTCTTTTTTTCCATCAGGTTTAATTAAAGCAGGACCATCTGTATTATGTAGTACCCATTCTTCTTTATAAGCATCATCAGCGTTCTTGTCTTTTACGCCCTCTTTTAGCTTTCTCGTTTTCGACAGGTACATTATCTGTCCCTCTGGTGTTTTTATTTTTCTTTCCATTTGTTGGTTCGTTTTTACTTTTAATTTCTACTGATATTGGTCCGTGGCTGTAATAATCTAGATCGTAAGTCCATGTTACTTTTTCATGTTCATCTTCATAAACACGTGTAAATTTGCTTTCACCTTTTGTCATAAAGATACAAAAAATTACTTAGATTTCAAAATATCTTCTGATACATAAATCCCATGTGCGCCACTTACTGTTATACCTCTAGCGGAAAGTGCATCACCAACAAAATGTACGTTAGGATACTTGGTCAGGGCTAAGTTAGTATAATCAACAAGCGGCTCAGGTGATAGATATTTTACTTCAGGTATATAAATACCCCAATTGTCTTCTAATGTTGGGAATACTTTTTTCATATCTTCGATAAAATCTTCAATATAATCAAAGTACCCTTCAAATGTTCTTCTAACATCCATCATATCAGCATCTGATATTTGATGTGCTTCTACGTGTCCTCCTTCAGATGTAAGTGATACTTTACGTGATGGAGAGTAATATAAACCTTTACCATCTACTGATTGTAATTGTGATACAACATTTCTTGACCATTCAAATGGATTTTCAATACCATTTAACTCCATAATAATACCAAAGTTAGTCATATCGTTTCTATACTTCTCATCTTTTTTAGCATGACCATTGTAAGTATAGTTTCCGTATGTTTCTTCTACTGCAACATAAGCAGCATTATTATTAGTACAGAATGAACGTAATGATACTCCTTTATTGTCGAATTTTCTATATAATTTAAAGTCATATGAAATATCAATTAAGTTTTGAAAGTGGTGTTGTGGTGCTTCAAATCTAACACCAATTTGTACTGATTTAGGTTCAGTTGGTAGATCATATTTTTCAGCTAGTTGTTTACCAAAGTCAATACCCGATTTACCTACACCAAAGATAAGTGTATCATATGATATAATTCCATGATCCCATGTAATTTCGTTTACTGGGTCTGCTTTTAATGTTTGGTTAACAAATGCAATTTCCGTTACTTTAGTTTCCCAAATAAAGTTAACACCCTTATCAACTAAATATTCATACCAATTTTTAGCAATTTCTAATAGATAATCAGTTCCAACATGCCATACAGGAAACAATCTTAAACCAAAATATGGTTTAATAAAATCAGGTTCAGCATCTGGGTTTGAACATTGTACTTCTTCAGGTTTAGGATGGAAACGTTTAAAGTTAGTTATAACTTGATCCATCAATTCCATTGCTTTATCTTCACCACAGTATTTAGAAAGTTGACCTCCAATGGCTGTATGATAAGTTAATTTACCATCAGACCAACCACCAGCACCTAACATACCAGTCATTACTTCACTTGGTAATCTTTTATGAGGATCTTTCCCCATATCAATAATTGTAATTAAATGACCAGGATAGCCATTGTCTACTAATTTAGTAGCAGCATTAATACCTGCTACTCCTGCACCTACTATTACTATTTTTTTACTCATGTTTATATCTTTTGAACTGTTAAATATACGAAAAAAAGATGTGGTCTCAAAAACTGAGGCCACATCTCTCTAAAATTTATCTCTTACGAGCGACTAGGATATGAATCTAGTCTGTATGTTAGAATTTTTTATTATTGATTTGAATAATTTTAGCTATAGATTTTTTATAAATTCTATCATCATTATCTCTAGTTACAAATACATTTTTCTTATCACCAGCTACGTTTTTAGCGTAATAAGTAGTTTTATCATCTTTAAAAAATAAACGAGTACCTTTACCTATATCTTCTGGTTTAGCGTTTTCATCTAATTCAGGTTCATCTGATTCCGCTATGGCATCAGGAATAATGTATTCGTTTTTACCAATTTTAAGGTTTTTAATAGTATTAGCATTAACCATTCTATACCCTTTAGCACCCATATCATATACTGTGATGTAATTGAATTCAGCTGGGTCATATGCTAATGTTCCTCCTTTTAGATATTTTTTAACACCTAAACGAGCATTCATTACACGCTCACTACCATCTTTTTTAATAAATGTTACAGTAAAGAATTTACCTTTAGTATCGAATATTAATTCTTTAGCAGTTTCTTTATCTATTTCACCTGATGGTTCAGACGGTGTTTCAGCTGGTACAGCAGGAATTTGAGCTAATGGGTCATCAGCTGGTATTCCTTCTGCTTCTGGTTGTTCGTTTAGTATTTGTGAGTTTCTAGTCATTTTATTTTCAACTAGAAAACGTTTTAAGTCAAAATTATCCATTATTTATTGTTTAATTATTTACATATAAATATTTACTCTTCCTCTTCCCCTTCAAACTGTTTAGCAATTATTGCATCATATGTTCTACTAGCAACAGTATGATATTTGTGACAATCATTACATTGCATTTGAATACGTGGAGTTCCAGCAGCAGAATAACGAGTTTGTGAATGTCTTAAATCAGTTGATCCACATTCAGGACAACATGTTTTTTCTCCTGTCTCTAAAGCACCATAATGTGTTTTATGTGGTACATAATTTTTAATGTGATTATATACTTTTTCAAGTATTATAACGTCATTCTTACAATAATCAACCATTGTTGTCATTGCGTCTTTATCGTTGTTTAAAACGATGTTTTTCCATAAATCAAAACCACCTGTTTCAGATTTTTCACCCACACCTAAGTATTGAGCAATATAATCTAAACGATTACTATTAAATCTAAATTTAGATCTTGCATGTTTTAAAGTGTCAAGTGTAGTGTAGTTTGGGAAACATGGTATACCATGAAATAAACAACGTGTTCTGATCCAAGGTAAATCAAATCGATCACCATTATGTCCTACTAATTCATGAGCTTCGTTAGCTACAACCATGAATTTTTCTAACATAGATTTATCGTTTTGATTTTTATCCCAATGTAAAGAATATACTTTATCATCATCTGCCCATTTATAGCAAATGCAAATAATAGCTCTTTCTTTAATTATATTGGTATATGGGACATTTAATTTGTATCCTGATTGCCAGAAAAAGCCAATGTTTGGACTTGTTTCAATGTCGAAAAATAATCTTTTCTTTTTATTCATAACGTAATTATAAAATTAGAGTTTAAATGTAAAAAGGCTCCCTGAGGGAGCCAAATTTTCTTATAATTCTTCCGGTTCTACTGGAGGTGTTGATGATTCTCCTTTAGCTGGTGTTAAATTTTGTTGTGCTAAGTCTTCAGGTGACATGTTAGCATTTATAGGACCGTATTGTATTAGTTCAGATATGGATTTGATTGCTCTTTCTCTTTCTTGAAGTGTTAGCATGTCATATTTTTTACCGGCTACTTTAACAATAAAGTCTTCTGTATTCCAAATTAAATTAAAATACTGTTTATTAGGTAATATTACTTTAAATGTAGTAGGTCTTGGAGCAACCCATTGAATATCATCAACAAACAATCTAAATTGCATTGTTAATAATTTTTCTAATGTTTGTCTCAATTGAGGAAAACGTTGAAGTATTAAATTCATAGGTGAATTTGGATCACCTTGATATGCTTCTTCTGCTGTTTTTCCTAACAGTTGACGAACTCTACCTCTTACGTAATCTTCTAATTCTTGTTTTGAATTAAATTCCATTATTTACGTTTTATTATATTTTCTAATTGATAGTCTGATGCAGGTCCAGCGTATGCTCTTCTATCACTTTCTAATTTACTTTGTATATTAGTTAATATACCTAAAACAGTATTTAAACCTTCAGCAATATCATCAGGTTGTTCTACACCAAAATCCATTGTTTGTTCTACTCTAGATAACATACCTCCGATCATACGGATTGTATTTACTAGTTCTGGTCCTTTCATTTCTTGTAATGAGTCAATAGCTGCTACTTTTTCTTCGCCGTCTAGATATCCATAAGCGCTTTGTAAATAATCATATGCTTTAATGATTTTAGCTTGCCACCAATGGGGAAAATCTACTTCTCCTCCTATTTTATCATAGTTATCTAACTGCTTGTATAACATAGAAGCCATTTTAGCTATTCTATATACATCGCTTTTAAGCATTTTTGGTTCGTCGTCTTGATGACCTACGTCTAAGTCTTCACTTTTAAGTTTAACTCCTCTACCTTTTAAGATATCTGCTCTAGTTACTTTACCATCACCTGTTAAATCAGGGAATTTACTTTCATTAAGTATATTTTCTAAATTAAACATAATTGTTATTTTGTTATAAATATTAATCTAAATCAGATAATCCAGTATCATCTTTTTTAAGGTCATCTACAATATCACGCATTGAATCACTAGCCCATTTCTTTTGATCGTTTGTTAATTCATTGTTTATAGCATTTTCTATAAATTCAATAAATTCGTCTTCAGGTAACCTATATATTTCTGTAAATAATAATTCTCTAACTCGTGGATCATTTATATTACTGTCATTATATATGTCTGAAATTGCATCATAAATGAATTTTCCATATTGAAAATCTCTAGGTTCGTTTTCTAATTTATCTACAGCACCTACGATTGCTTGATTTTTTTCTTTATCAGATCCAAATCCTTCAGTACCTACTATTTCATATAATCCTTTTACGATTTCATGAACTAACATAGGAAAACAAATAGCTCTAGCTTTAATAATGAATTGATCTTCATCTTCATCATACACCATTTCGCTTTCACCTCCAGGGATGTTTTGTTTTTGAGCAATCATTGCTAATAACATAGCAATAGCTTCCTCACTATCATAGATACCAAATGATAATTTTAATATTTCACTATATTTAGCTACTAAAGCTTCATCAATAGCATCTAGATAATCTCTAAACAATAAAAATGCAAATGAACCTCTAATAGAGGCACCTTGAGTAATACCGTTTATAATACGACGTTTTGCTTGTTGCGCTTCAGGTGGTGCTTCATCCGCTGGAACTTCATCCTCACTTGGTGGTGGGATTTGAATGTCGTTCATAGGAACTATTTTAGCATCGATTTTAATATTAGCATAATCAATAATAGGATATGCTTGTGTTACAATATCAGCTGCTAAAAATTCTAAACTATCACGATATCCCTCTTCAGCTTCAACTAATTCAGGTACTAAACCAGAAGAACGCATTATAGCTTGTTGAAGATTTTTATCCCCTAACATTTGTCTTAATGATTCACCTGACTTACCTTTTAAGGCAGCCATGGTTTCTGGTTTGAATATTTTTTCGTATTCTATTTCTAATAAATGAGCCATTATTTTTTAGATTTAAAACGTGCTACAATTTGTTTAATAATTTCTTGCTCATTTTCATTCATCGCTTTAGGTCTTGGTTCCACATTTGGGTTACCAATTCTACGACGTTTTTTCTCTTCTTCAGTACCTCTATCAGGAATAGTTTCAGTCCCACGTTCAGGTGTTTCTCTTGAAGGTGCTGGTTGGTTTTCTGCTAGTTTTTTCTTAATTACTTCCCTAACTAGAGATTTAAACTCATTTATTTTCATGTTTTTATTGTTAGATTGTTTACGTCTTGCTAATTCATCCTTAACACCTTGTATTTCTTTTTCATTACCTTCATATCTTGAAAGGTTTATGATCATATCTGTTAAAGCGTCATTTGAATAATCTTTAAAACTTTCTTCTGCGCTATATGTTTCTTTCATTGGTGTTTTATTTTTTAAATTTTTCATTTCCTCTATCATATATGGATTTTCTTGTAAATGTAATTTAACTAATGATGTTCTCAAAGTCTCTAGTATATTTCTGTTTTGTAAGAAACTTACTAATTCACGTGGTGAATTTAAAGAATATGATCTATCACCCACTACTACATAATTTCTATTTCCTGGTTGTATGTTTATAGATGCTATTCGTGTATCATTATTTAATCTAATGAAGTATATTTTACTTGGTCCTACACTAATAACATTAGTAACTCGACCTTGTCCAGTTAATAAATTATCTCTAGCCGAAGCTCCTCTATCACCTATTCTGTTTAAAGCAACAGCATCTGTAACATTTAATCTTCTAAAATCATTTCTAGGTAGACTACCAAATCCAATTCTTAAACCTCTTTCACTAAAAGCATCTGCTATGTTTACATCACCTCTTTGTCTTTCTTGTGGAACACGAGGTGTATTCCCTACACCAGCTGGTCTTCCTCTCCTAGGAGCCCCATCTTGTGGTGCTACTGGTGCTTGAGGTGCTGTTTGTTGAGCGGCTGCTGGCGCTTCTGGTTCTGCTTGTTGTGCTTGTGCTCCTAATAAACGTCTAGCAGCAGTAGCATTAATATTTGCTTTAATTAGTTTACCTGATGTATCAGATAATTTTTTACTATCAGCGGGGTTTCTAGTATTAATTAAATATACTGTATCATTATATTCTACAGGACGATATATGTTTGTGTCTTGTAAAGGTAAATTTGGGTTTGTTAATATTGATCTTTTAAGATCAGTTGGCATCCCATATGATGAAAGAGCATTAATTAAACCTTCATCTGTAAATGTTTGATTTAATCCTCTTAAATAAGCAAAATAAGCATCTAACATTTCGGGGGTGAAGCGTTCATTGATAGATACATTTCTCCAATCGCTTTTTTTTCCATATACTGTTTTAGAATAAAAAGGATTTTCTCCTCGAACATTAGGAAGAGCAGTAGTTGTAAATATTAATGGATTTTCTTCATCCGTTGTTAGTATAACTAGGGGATAATTAGAATAATCAGTATTACTAATTATCCTTTTTTCATTTGAAGTTGATTTTAAAATAGAAGTTAAACCTACTCTATCTATTTGAGAAGGTATATTTTCTCGAGAAGTAAATAAATTTATTACATTTTGTTGAAAAGATTCATTGTCGTCTTGTTCGTCAAATATAGCTTGTACTTCTTCACTATCAAATGGTATTTGATTTATCTTACCATTTTCTATTTTATATGAAGCAAATGAATTTGAATCAACAATAATCTGTCCATTATCGGTATCTTTAACTATAATAGCAGAATTTGGATTGTTTTTAGCTGTTTCTAAAGTTTGGTCTAAAAGTGTCTGGTCTATTATTTCATCAGAGACTAATTTAGCTAAATCTCTAAATGGTATTTTATCTAATTCAGGATAATCTGTTATATATTTTGATGTTCTTTTATTTAATTTAATACTAGGATAATCATCTTCAGCAGTATAAATACCCGCTGTAATATTATCTCCTAGTTCTAATTTAACAATAGCGTTACCATCTTTAGTAACGTATATTCTTTCATTATTGTTTAATTTCCATTTATCTAATGTTGTTAATAATTTTTTAACATCAAATGGTAATTTATCTGCTTTTAGTTCAGATGTATCTATTTTGTCTCGCATGTTTGCGATAATAGATCTTCTATCACTATTTGAAAAACTTTCTAAATGTTTTAATAATTCTTCAGTTTCTATTATCCCAGGAGTAATAGCAATAAATTCAGCTAGTTGAGGTAATTTAGATAAATATTTAGATAAAAATTCATCATTTGAAATATCATCAAATAATTTTCTGCCTTTTCTAACTACTAAATATTGTTGTTTAACCTCAAATGGTAATTTAATCCATTCTCTAATCCCAATAGGTTTATTTTTATATTGTTGGGTTACTTTTTCTCCTGTATTTAGTGGTATATATTTAAGTACTTGTTGAACGTTTGGTATTTCACGTAACCAAGGAACTTCTCTCTCTAATTGAGTAAAACTCATTGGTTGAGATTCATGAGGAGAATTAGATCGGTTTGTATAAACGTATCTTTGGTTTTCTGAAGTTGTTTTGGGGTCTCTGACTTGTATAGCAACAAAGCTTAAAGGATCATTATTTGATAAATTATTATTTTGAGCTAAATAGAATGTTGGATATGATCTATCCCCACTGTATCTGTAGTTTCCATAAGAACCTCTTGTAATACACCATCTTTCACCTCGACCATAATTGACACAATTGTCTTCTTTAGAACCATTATAAACAATAATAGTATCATCATCATTATGATATACTACATCAGGAGTAATATCTACTGTTTCAGGTGTTTCTGCTCCTTTAGAAGAAGTAACTAATCGAATTAGTTGTGATAATGAATATTTAAATAAATCTTTTTCAGGAATTTTAGGGGAATTTTTTAAAACATCAAAACGTTCAATATATTTTTTTAATTGTTCGTCATTGATTTCTATATTTAAATCATCTGCTTCCTCTTTAAATTTATCCATTAATTTAGTCATAACAGAAGGAGCATAAGCTTCATTCAGCCCATTCTCCCAGTTATGAATAACATGTAATATAAATTTATCTATTGGTCTCATTCAATATTATTTTAAATCTAATTCAATACCTGCTTTTTTTGCTGCTTGTAAAAGTTTTTGTTTATATGTTTCTTTTTCTTCATCACTCATATTAGAATGTTGTTTTACTCGTTTCCATATATCCATTGCTTTAACATAATCAGATGTTTCTTCACCTTCTGTAAGTTTAGGGCGTAAAGTTGTATTTACTCTATCTATTAAGTTTTGAATTTCTTCATCTTTATAACCACTTACTCCCTCTTTTTCTAGTTGATTTTTTACATACTCAAATGTAAATTGATCAATATCAACAGCAGATGGGGATGATATTAATGTTCTATTAGGAATAGCTCCTAATCCTGGGTTGTGAATTGCAAGTTTAACACTTCCGTTATTATATAATGTAGCGTCTAAAGATCCTTCTTTATTAGAAACCGACCCTACACCATTTATTTCATTTAATTTAGATTTAACTATATTTCTTATAGCTTCTTTTAATTGTGATGTTTTCATATTATAATTTAATTATTTTGTTTTACCCCAAGAGTCACCTTTACCTTTATCCTTACAAGCAGCTGGCGTTGGTCTGCAAGATGGGTATTTTGAACGTTGTTCACCTGCTTTACGTCCACATGATTTACATTTACCATCTCGACATGTATTACAATCAACCCAACCTCCTTCTTTACCTGGTGCTCCTTTACGTTTGAACCAAGTGCGAAGTGTTTCTTTTTGTTTTTCGTCTAATTGATCTAACTGTTCTTTAACACCTTTCCAAATATCACCTTTACGGCATCTAACAATAGCACCAGATTTGTAAGCAGATGGTTTATCGTATTTACGATCTGCAATGCGTTTACATCTGTCCTCTTTTTCTTGGATTATTTGTTCTAATATTTCGGAGAGTTTAATCATACTTTTTTATCTTAACAAGTAAAGGTCCTGTACCTTTTATAGTACGGTGATACACATGTTTAGGTATAAATATTGGTTTATCTAGTAATATAGGAAGAGAGTCATCTAATTGTACTAGCCAATCAGTTGACTCTAAAGCTTCTACTAATCTATCTTCATTATCCATATGCCACATAAGTTCTACAGGATCTATATTCTCATCAAATTTACGAATTATATATTCGTCTGTAGTTTCTATATTTGTATATGGTTCCATTACCAATAACCTGAAAATGTTGTTTTAAATCCTAGCATTTTAGCATAACGTGGTAATCTACAAGACCAATATGATGCTTTGGTTCTATCTTTTTTATTAGCACAATCATGACGTTTAGCAAATGCTTGACGTGCTTTAGAATTATTTAATTTAGCTTTTAATCCAGTAGTGTCACCAAATGATACTTTTTTAACTTTGTCTCCGTCTTTAACGTAAACATAGAATTTTTTAGAACCACCGCGTTTAGGTTTCCCAATAGATACTTTTTTACCTTTAAATTCAGCTTCATCTATTTCTTGTGATTCATGTAGTTCTAACAATTCATCAAGTGATATAGGATAATCTAAAGGTACTTTTATACCTTCATAAATACCATATTCACCTAAATTTGATTCTAATAATTCAGCATCATCTTCTACTACGGATAATAATCCTTCATTATATAATGCTCTGGTTTCTCTAACTAGAGCCATGTAGTTAGAAGATAAAGGTCTATAAATGTTATGTATTAACATTCTACCTTCTTGTATGTGATAACTTAGCCCTTCAGAAAGTAAAATATTATTTTTACCTTCGTTAAGCATTAATTTAGGACCATTACATCCACAGTCGTCAATAGGAGTTATATTATTCATATTTTATTATTATGTTAAAGGACCACCAACAACCCAAGCATCACATGTTCGAGCTGCAGCACATTTAAATTTTAAAAATCTGCAATACCCTAATTTACCTGCTTTAATTACATCAAATGGATCTTCTGATCCTTCATCATTTCCGATTCCTGTAGCAATGCAGTTTAATGTTTTAGGTGTAATATCAAAAGCAGCACAGTTAGCACATAATGATTTTTTAGCTTCTTCGACCGAATCTAACTTCCACATATTCATTTTGGCTTGCCAAAATTTTTCGTTTGGTTCATTTGGATTTAAAGGTCCATATCCATATTCATTAATAGCTTTCTGTCTATTATCAAGATTAAGTTTTATATTTTGGGTTGGAGCAGGGCATTTATTTAACTCTACCTCATTTAAAATATTAAATAATTTTATCATTTTATTCTGTTTTAGTTGCTTCTTTAATTTTTTGAAGTTTCTCTAAAATTTGTTGTTTTAATTGAACAGTATCCAATCCATTACCAACCCAATTTTGAATAGTTCCATCTTCCATAACATAAGCACCATTAACTAAATCATCTAAAAAATCATCTAATCCATTTGATACTGTTTCAGCAGCATAACGAGCATTATTCATTATCATATTACGTTCATACTCTTCGTATTCGCCCTTCATTTTTAATTCACTTTCCATTTCAGTAACACAATGTAAACACATTTGATGAATGTTATACATTCTTTTATCTAAATGATGATTCATAGGTGTACCGCAATTAGGACATAATAAAGGCATAGCTAACGAAGCTGTTTTTCTTACATTACGCTTTATACCATTTTTAATGGTCCACGTACGCCCATTTTCTTCCCACACATCCCCATCTTCATGTAATTCATCTGCTTTAGTATAACCTACAGAAGTTACAGTTTTATCATTGTATTTCTTCTGTATAATGTTTCTTATACGTTTTAAATCACGTTCTGAGAATTGTTTTTTTAATTGTGTTTCTTTCATAACTGAGGTTTGTTGTATATTGCAATTATATCTTCTCCATCATTGGCTTCTGCTTCAAATGAATATTGAGAAGGTAAATTATTTTTTATGTATGTTGATACTATATTAAATCTTCTTCTATCTAAAGGTACTATATAAATCATAGTAAAATCAGGAGTACGTTTCATAAAATCTAAAGTAATAGCCATTACAGTAGCATTAATTTGTAACGGTTTTCCTTCTTTAGTATCTTCGTAATTAGTACCTAAAGGTCTATTTGTTGTATGATATACGCGTTCATATGTGCTTTCACCATCTGGTTTAAATGCTACAGTATAATCGTTGTTTTCTGTTTTAAATCTATATTCGTTGTATTTACCTCCAATGTATTCGAATGGTAAAGCTTTACTTAAATCACCACCTAATTCAGTAACTAAATGTTCAAATAAACTAGGTTTTGCTTGGGCAAAATTACGCATAATAATAGCTGCTCTAGAATTTGCTTCATTTTCAACATCACTACCTGTTTTACCATCACCTGGATTTAAACGTCCAGTAATATCTTGTTTGTAATGAACTAATTCATGTGCCAATGTTCTAAATATATCAGCCGGGTGTCTTTTAGCTATTACAATTTGAATAGACTGTTCACCAGGCATATAACCACCCCATGATTTATTATTAATAGCTTCTTGGGAGTCATTAGAAAAATTTATTTGAGGTAAAGAATCTAATTTAAGTTCACTCATAACATGTCTCATGAATTCTTTAACTAGATCTTTATTTAATGAAGATTTATTTTCTTCCAATTTAATTTTAGCTAATTTAGTATAATATTTAGGATCTTCAAATAAATGATCAAGAGCAATTCTAGTAGCGGTTTTAATGTTACTAGTATGCTCTTGTTCTACTTTTATTCCTTTTTTAAGTTCAGACCTAAGTTCACTATCTTTAACACCATGCTTTTTAGCTATGTTAAGTAAACTCATATGATCCGAAATATGTCCTTGTTTTTTCATTTAATGTGTAGTAAGTGCTACATATAAATATCTACGGAACTATTCTATCTTACAAGTTGTTGGTAACGTTTCCGTTGCCGGTTTAGCGTCAGGGTTTTCTAAGGTATAAATGTCATATATCTTAAGAAACATTTCAAAATTTCGTTCAATTTCGTCTATCTCTTTTAATTGCCATCCTTTACCTTGTATTTTCTTACCGCTTTTATCTTCACCACGAGTGGCTGCTTTTAACCATAAAATACCAGTTCGCTCAATTTTTTCATCATGGGTTTCGTTCCATGCTTTAGCATAAGATGCTAATTGTAAATCCATTGATGTATGTAATGAATTAGATGTTTTATTATCTAATAACCATAATTGTTCATTTAAACGACATACAATGTCTGTTGTACCTGCGTATTTATGTTCATCTGAAAATAAATGATATTCTGTCGCTACTAATTCTGGTTTGTGTGTGTTCCAAAAGTCAGCAAATTTTAAAATCATTTTCCAAACGTCAAGAGAATATTTAGCATTACCCCATTCATCTAACCAATTAATTTCTTCTCCATTTAAAAAATCATCAATAGCAGTGTGTACTTGAGTACCTTCGGCTGCTGCTTTAGATGCAATAATGTCTGAATTATGTCCTACATCTTTTAACCAAGAATGAAAAAATTGGTTTTTAGGGAAATAATTTAAAATACTGGATACAGATGGGTAATATTCTCCATTTCGTCTATAAAAACGTTGGTCTAACACGTTAATTTGTTTATTATCTGCGCTATACTCAACGATTCTTTTTATTTTAACGTCTTTTATGACGTTGGCATTTCTGTCGATCATATCAATTCTATTTTTTTATTTATAAGTGTTGAAAAATTAAGAGGCTGGGTTTGTTCAATGGTATTTAGGAAATTTTCAAATCCTATTTCATTAGCATCTTTACCTCCTAGTTCAACTAGATATACTTCCTTACCATAAGAAAGTAGTGTTTCACAATGTTTGATGGCTTGTTTTAAAGCATCATTATCTAGAGCAATATATATTTTTTGTACTTGAGAACCAACTATTTTCTTCATTAATGTTTCAGAAATATCTTTACCAAATAATGGTATAACATTTCGTTTAATGGTTAAAGCATCAAATATACCTTCAACTAAAATCAAAGGAACATCCCAGTTAATATAATATTCCCAACCAATAATATTTCTTCCTACAGATGGATTTTTGTATTTTTGAGATTCATCATCACGATAAGTTCGAGTGCTAAAATAATTTAAATCACCATTAGCATCATGAGAAGGTACTACAATGCGATGATCATATGGACCACTAGGGCAAAAACCAATATTATATTTTAAAATGTCGTTTTCGGTAATTCCTCGCTTTTTTAAAAATTTAATAGCGTGTTTAGCTTCAATAGCCGTTATAGTATCTAAAGAATCAACATTATATAAAGAAATAAATTCTTTAGGTAGAGAAACCGTTTGGTTAACTTCTACCATTTTACTACCCGGTTTAATTAAATTATTTAATTCTTGAATTCGGTGAGAAGGTGCCTTTACTTTTTTAAATAATGAAATAAGTGTCTTACCTTTTTCACCACATACCCAACAATGCCAAGGATTTTCCTTTTTTTCATTGGTGTGAAGTTGAATTTCTAATTTAGGTTTAGAGTGATGGCAAAATGGACATGGGACGGCAATATTACGACGTGCCGTAGATTTACTCCTTCCTAATACCGATTCTATTACCGTTAGAACCATTTTTTCTCTTATTCCCTCTTCTTTTATTTCCATTTTTTTATGTTTTCAAACCCTGTAGGGCGAAGGTAATAAAGATTTCTGGGTTTTCCAAGCGGGTTTAAATTAAGTCTTTGCGGAAGAATTTACCTAATATATTGTCATTATATGAATTATAATTAAGTAAGCATTCATTTATGCACTGATAATGTAATTCGTAATATGTTAATTCTTTTTTATCTTTACAAAGTTTTAGAATAATACATTCAAACATTTCAGTTCCTAATTCTTTAACATCTTGTTGTAATTCTTTAGATGAACCCCAATAAGATCTCCAGTCACTTTCCTTAATTACTTGCTTTGTAGTCGATTTTCTTCCTCGAGTCACGGGAAGTGCTGCTAATTCTTTTTTCCCCAATTTAACATTGGAAGTATGGTAGAAATATTTCTTACCAATATAGAATTTACTGTTAGTAAGATTTGTAATTTTATATACAAATCCAAAGTAGTCTTGAGGATCAAATTCCTCCGAGTGTAACCATTTATTTTCCATAACGTTAATTTATTTTATTTATCGTATTTTATGACAAAAGTCATATCTGTATTTTGTGATATAGGTAATGCTTGAGATAATTTAGCAACAGCTAATAAGTCGTTTTGTTCATTATATAATCCTATAGTTGTAACATAAGGTTCAAAATATGAAGATGTTGCAAAATATTTTAATTCAGGTAAAGGTGTATTTAATGATTGTGATATAAAAGTACTTCCTGTAAATAAATTATTTTGTAATAATGTTGGGTTATATGAAGCATTAAATTCATTATCCTTAACATGACATATTACGTTTTGCTCATAGATTATCACTTCGTTTTGAAACGAAATGTTAAAACTTGGTGGCGGTGGAGAATATCCCATATTATTATTTTATTATAATTATATTAACAAATAGTAGAATTTAAAATAAGTCCTGAAGTGCCTATTTGGATTACACCTACTATGGGTCCAATTCCTAGATATGATAATGCAACCCATCTGTCAAATCCATTAACAGGTATTGTAAGAGCTGCATCTCCATATACATAATTTCCAGGTGCTATACCTCCCACTGAATTAACATAATAGGCAGCGTATGCAAATGCTGGATATGCATTACAAGCTAAATAAGCTTGAGTATAAGCTCCAGAAGGAGTACCTATATACAACAAACTAGATGCGGGTGGTGTAACTGATGGTGTTCTGCTAATTGATATAGAAGGAGTTGGTGTTAATGAAATAAGAGGTGTTTCACTTGGGGTAACACTTGGGGTAACACTTGGTGTATTACTAGGTGGTGGTGTTACACTAGGTGTTACACTAATAGTTGGACTAGGAGTTACAGTTCTAGTTGGTGTTACAGTAACAGTTGGTGTTATACTAGGTGTTATACTAATCGATGGTGTAATAGATATAGATGGCGTTGGAAACGGTACTATATCTTGTGTAGCACAACCAAATGACATATTAACTACAACAATAGACGATGAAGTAAACCCACTAGGAAGAGTAATAAAATATCCTCCATCCAATTGAGCTTGAGTTACTCCTGAAGCATATAATTGCAATCCTGAAGTTCCTGATAAGTAAATATCAAATGGTCCAGGTGAATTTCCTTCTTGATAGTATATTTGAAAATCTGGCATAAATTATTTTATATTAAATATTTTTAAAAACATGTGAACGGTAATTGTCCCTCATAGTTTATTATTGTTGATGTAAAATTTACTGAATACTCATCATATACATCAAATCCAAAAAATGGGTCATAATATTGATATTGGTACCAAAATTCTGCTAAAGAATACATTAATGTAAATGTAACGGCACCATCATCAGTAGCATAATAATAACCGTCACTACCTAACCATATACCATAAGCAGGACCACAAGGTGTACCAGGAGTCCAATCATTAGCATAGAATGTATATGATATACCTGATACTGATGGTGTTATACTTGGTGTAATTGATGGTGTTTTACTAATACTAATTGAAGGCGTTACACTTGGTGTTTTACTAATACTAATTGAAGGCGTTACACTTGGTGTTTTACTAACCGATATTGATGGTGTTACACTTGGAGTAGCACTAGGTGTTCTACTTACACTAATAGATGGCGTTATACTAATCGATGGTGTTATACTTGGAGTAACACTAGGTGTTCTACTTACACTAATACTTGGAGTAGTAGATGGTGATGGTGGAGCAGGGCATGGATTAAATGCTGTACATGCATTACAATCTTCAAACCCTAAATCACCACTCCACGTTATAGTTGCAACTGGTTCAATATTACTGTTTATAAAGAAACATTCATCTGTTGTTGATGTTACTACTGTTCCTATAAATGCCGCTGGTATTACCATTCCTTCTTTTCTAGAATCACAACAACTTATTGCTTGGCGAATAACTGATGGTGATGAAGTAGAAGGTGTTCTACTTGGTGTTACACTAGGTGTTTTACTAACCGATATTGATGGTGTTATACTTGGTGTAACACTAATCGATATACTTGGTGTTATGCTAGGAGTAACAGATGGTGTAGCACTAATCGAAATCGATGGTGTTATCGAAATTGAAGGCGTTACACTTGGTGTAACACTAGGTGTTTTGCTTATACTAATCGATGGTGTAATACTAATAGATGGTGTAATACTAATCGATGGTGTACTTGATATATTAGGCGTTACACTTGGAGTATTAGAAATAGAAATACTAGGAGTAACAGATGGTGTTGCGCTAATCGATATACTAGGTGTAATTGAAATCGATGGCGTTATACTAGGAGTAACACTTATAGAAATTGATGGTGTAACAGATGGTGTTGCACTTATACTAATACTAGGCGTAATACTAGGAGTAGCAGATGGTGTAACAGATGGTGTTGCACTTATCGAAATTGAAGGTGTTATACTAATAGACGGTGTTATACTCGGCGTTATACTTGGTGTAGCGCTTATCGAAATTGATGGTGTTACACTTGGAGTAGCACTTATCGAAATCGAAGGTGTAATCGATGGTGTTGTACTAGGAGTAGCACTAATCGAAATCGATGGCGTTATCGAAATTGAAGGCGTTACACTTGGAGTTACACTTGGTGTAGCACTTATTGAAATTGATGGTGTTACACTAGGTGTTGCACTAATTGAAATCGAAGGCGTTATTGATGGTGTTATACTAGGTGTTCTACTTGGTGTTACTGATGGTGTTCTACTAACACTTATACTTGGTGTAGGACTTACTGACGGTGTAGCCGATGGAGTTCTACTAACAGATATAGTTGGTGTTGTTGTTGGTGTAACAGTTGGAGTAACAGATATAGTTGGTGTTGGTGTTACAGATGGTGCTGGTGGTGAAATTTCTATAATACCTATTTCAAATTCACATTCTGGATCTGTTACATTTACTGTTATACTTCCTGTACCACTACGTAAAGGAGCACAATAAGAACCAGTAACTAAAAATGTATAAAAAGTTTGATATGTCCCTACTCCTAAACCAGAGAAAGACATAGATACAGTGTTACTAGAACCTGTACTAAAGAATGATATATCCCCTCCAAATAAAGTAATAGATTGATTTACTAATGTATTACCCCTTAAATCATCATTTATTAAAGGATTAAATGAGAATGTTGCTGGGTTAGGGTAGTCACTTCGTATAATTGTGTAATTATCATCGTACGCTACTGGAGGTAATACAAATAATGTTTGAAAATCTTGACTAGTAATTACTACTGTACCTTGTTCATAAAAAATATTACCTACGTGAGCTGGTGGATTACTATTAAAGTTATCATAAACATTACCCTTACCATCATCATAAAAATTATACTGAGATGATGACATTTGGAAAGTATAAGGTAATAATCTACTTCCGTAAGCTTTAGGTGATATTTGTATTACCTTTATTTCCTCATTTGCTCCTGTTGGGAAATTAGAAATAAAAGCAGGGTCATTGTTATAGTTAAAATATGAAGCAGTAGGGTGACTACTGCTAGCTGATTCATAATATAATGATGATGCTAATGAAGATGTATTTAAACTACCTGAAAAGTCATGGTAAAATAATTGGTTAATCTGTCTATACGTTAACCTATCATAATGTCCATTAGTTATCCAATCCTCATTAGGATTAAATAGATCTGTTGAATTTATACCATTATAATACGAAACATAAGGGTCATTAGTTGGAACCGGACAATAATTAAAGTTCCAACTTTTATTTGCTACAACAGGTACTGTTATAACATCCGAAGATTTTAACTTTTTGAATGAACCCATTTATTAACATTTGTTATTGATTAAATTAGTAATCTAATTTTACTTGAATTAATGCTTCTTTTGTAAAATCTTTTACCAATGGTCTACTTAATTTAGCAACAGCTAATAACTCATTCTGATCATTATACATACCTACAGTAGTAATGTATGTTTGAGGATTGTTAATTAATGTAGTATATATTAAATTACCATTAGCATCAATAATAGATGGGTTAGTAGTGTAATTAAAGTCTTGATTTTTAACTCTAGTAAAGAACAAATGAGAAGAGACATTCTCCTCAGATTGTAAAGCAAAATAAGAACTCCCAGACATTATCTGATATATTCCTGTTTGAATATTGTTATTAGTTCCAGGTGCATTTACTGTAGGATTATAAGATATACCTCCATCTACAATAGATTTACTTAAAGCTGTAGGATTTAAAATAATAATATCACTATCTGGGTATAAGTAACCATACACAGAAGCATTAGTAGCTGCTGTAGCTGCCGTACCTGCACTACCTGAAATTAAAGTATAATATAAAGTACCTGCTGTTGTATAATTTGTTGTACTAGATATTTGACTATTATCTGTTAAAGAAATTTCATTAAATCCATTTTTCAATTTTAATGTCATTGAACCTGGTTGAATGTGTTCTTTATATCTATTTCTAGCAACATTTATGATGTAAATACCATTTGGGTTGTCATTATTAAACTCAAAACTACCACTTTCAGTCCCTAATAATAATGTCCTATATTGACCATATACAACTCTAGAAGTTGTAAGTGATGAACCATCCGGTAAGACAGTTGTAACTCCGTTATTTATATAACTAGAACCACTTCCATATTTGTTACCATATTGAATAGCTAATTGAACTGACTCCGTAGTAGAAGTTAAAGCTCCTGGATAATTGGAGTAGACATTTAAGTAAAAAGGACTTGTAATAGCACTAGAAGTGTAAAATGTAGATAATACATTTTCATCACCACTCCACATTGGTCTTACAATAGCCTCAGTACTTACTACAGAATCTTCTGGTGTGTATCTTACGAATGACATATATTATTATGAGTTTGATTTAGTTATTGTTAATGGTATTGTTATTCTAGCTCCACTATCTCTACCTAATACTGTAATTGTAGTTGTGATTTGATTTAAACCAGAACCAAATAATGTATTAATAGTAGTACCAGTTAATGTAAACGAAGTACCTATAATAGTTTGACTTAATTGTGAACCTACTGTTGATGTAATACCTGTTGGTGTAGTTTCAGAACCAGCAACACCCGTTGCTGAGAATGTAGATAAGAATCTAACATCCGCAATTGTAACAGCGTACCCGTTAGCTTCAAATGTACTAGTAGCACCTAAGTAATTCAATGTTTGAGGAGTAATTGTTAAAGTAGCTCCTTGTTTCAATGATATACTGTTATAACCAACATTAATAACAGGTAATTTAGATGTACCTCTAGGTAAAGTTGCTAATTTGTAAATCATTATCTGCGTATCATCAGGAAATGCTTCCATTACAGGCATAGCTTCAATAGCTTGTCCATAAAAAGCTGATCCTGAAGGGTGTTGTGGATTGTATAATGTATAATCTACTTCGTCGTCTGCCAAAGAGAATTGAGTGATTCTAAATGAACCATCATTTCTAGCTAATAATTCTCTTCCTTTAGCTGTTAAAATAGCATCTACGGTTACTGTATTATTGTTTAATATAGCCATTATTAATTAATTTGTTTATAAATATTATATATTTTAATTTTTTTATTGAGTTAAATTGATTCCTGCGTCAATTAATTGTTGTTTAGTATTAACTGTTATGACATCTATATTGTTTAAAACATTTTGTGCTATGTTTTGAGGGATTGAAAATCCATAAGATGTTTTTCCATTTGGTTTAATTAGGTTAACTATAATATTGGTTTCGTCATTTACACGTTTTAAGAAAATAATTTTAAAAAATTTATTACAACGATCCTCAAAATACCCACTTATATCTTCTTTAGTTTGTATATAAACAATACCATTTCCACTATATATAATATTACTAACTGTGTATTCCAAGAAAGGTCCATTTTCATCTATTACTTGAACAATAATTTTATCATTTTCTTGTAAAGCAAATGGATATAAAATATCTCCATATTCTAAATATAAATTAGCATATGATGAAGATATTAAAGTATCTAACGGGTTAAATATATAATTAGTACTAAAGAAAGGGGATAACTGAGGTGATAGATAAAAAGAATTAGCAGCTTGATTAACACATACAGACGAAGTTGTCACTAATAAAGAGTCATTAGTAGGAACTACCTGTAATATGCTATTATTAGTTCTAAGAAGAGAAGCTGTTACTGGGCCTACATTAGATTCTACAAAAAATCTAAATCCAATTTTATCACCTACTACATAATTAAATTGGTCAATTTCTACTAGGAAATTTCTATTAAAGTTTAATGTTTGAGGTTGAGGTCCTGAAAATGGTCGTGATATAAATGTATATTTAGGAGTAGTAGGACTTCCTGGTATTCCTGACCCATCTTTTATCCAAATGGTCCCAGCAAAATAGCTTTGAATAGGAACATTATTTTGATCTATAAGTACAGGATTACCAACACCAACACCATCAATATCACTACCACCAATATCACTGTTAGAGGAGTCATCAAGAGCATTACCAATATAAACATAAACATTATAAGCAGAATATAGAGTATCTGCTAAAAACGTCTCCGTGCTTATTGGATTTGGGTTTATTCCATCATATGAATATAATATATACCCATTTAATAGTGTTTTATTTTGAGTAGGATCTGGTACGTATTGGGCCGGTCCTGAAAAATCTTCAAAAGAAGACAAAGTTCCATTATAGTAATTAGTTCTCATTTTAGCTGTTAAGCTTTGAGTACTTTCTGTTAACATACTTATACCTGAAGAGCCACTTTTCCATAATTGCATACTAGCTGTTAATTCTGAGTTTAAAGGACCTTCTACAAAAATACTAAAATTGTATGTGAACATATAGTCCCCTTCTGTAGCTAATGTATAATATGAAGAAGTTAATACATTTCCAGCACCCGGACCAGTTCCAAAATTATAATATAATCCTAGATTGGAGTTAGGAGCCGTTAAACTAAACATATTCCAGACTTCATACTTATTTCCTGTTCCTAAATAACTTGAAGAAACATATTGGGTTGATGGATTTACTCCACCTGATACTATAAGACCTCCAGAGGGATATAGAGTAAAAAATCTATCAACAATTGCTGAGTTTCCTCCTCCTACAGTATTAAATATAGATTGTGATTCATAACTTGCAGATTCAAAACCAAACATGTAAAAAGTAGGGAAATAAGAATATCCACTTTCGTAAATAACTTTATTACCATTAGTTTGTGCTTGATTTGAATATTGTTGTGAATTAAATAAAGATACGTTTAATGAATTACCTGCTTTAAATGTGTTTTGTACTTCTTGCCAGTTTCTGTTTCTCTGGTTTAATTCAGTAAATCCTCCAACTTCATTAACTAGATATTTTAATTTAACATTTGATTTATAAGGTAATATACTGTTTACAACTTCTGTAAATAATCCTAATTTTTTAGTATTATGAGTAATAACTGGAGATTGACCATATGCTACATCTCCTGGTGTCCATACATTATAAAATCTACCAAATAATTGAACTCCATTATATCTTGAATTTACATGTGCATGTAAGCTTAAATATGAATCTTGTAGATCTACAGGTTCTTCAATAGAATATGATGTAAAAACTCTTCCTAAACTATCAGTTGACATAATAGGAGTTAATTTTTTTCTAAAGCTAGATTCTAAACTTTTACTTACATTATTAAATAAAGCATTAAAACTTGAATTATAGAAAAAATTCTCATAAAATACGGCATTATAATCTAATATAAAATCAGTATTCCCACCCATAAACCCAGGAGGTACTACTCCTGCTGTATTGTTGACTAAATAAGGATTTATATTGTTTTCTTCAAAATATATGTAAGTATCAATAAATGAACCTGTAATTTCACCATTATAGTAAGCTACTTTATCTCCTGATAGATATTCGTAATATGGATCATATATAGGGATTATAGCAGCACCCGTTATAGCACCATCTAAATCTATCTGAACATTGGATACAGGTCTAGCTTCTGGTACTTTAGGGCGTTCTAATACTGGTGATTTAATAGATACCCCTGTCCAAGTATTACCTCTAGCAGGAGTAAAATCTTTAACCATTTTAAATAATGAATTGTCAAAGAATTGAATTAATCTAATAAACCCAGCATAGTCGAATCCTTCATTTGGATGTGTAAATGTTTGACCAAACCAATAATCTCTTTGGTATGATAAAGAAGGATAATTATCTAAATATAAAGCTTGAGGATATGCTATATAGTCATCTATAACCCATGATGGGTTAGAAGCAGCTATAGAAGCAGATACAGCCTCATCTATTTGTGTTTGAGGTGAAAAAGATACATCAATAAAATGTAAATCTTGACTTTTAATTGCTCTAGATGATGTTGTAGTGGTTTCTAAACGTTTTATAGGAGATAAAATACTTCCTGTGATGTTATTAGAACCAATTGATATTTTATCTGTTGTATATCCTTTTAAATCTTGGTAGTCGTTCATCCCACCATATTCTTTAATAGGAAGAATTGAACCAGTAATACCAAATAAGGTAATTAAGCCTTGTAAACCACCATGTGCACCTTTTCCTTTAAATAAGTAAGGTAAATTATGATAAAGTCTTTTATAAGTATCTAGTACTAAATCTTTTCTAGGTACATTATTTAAAAAACTACTTGATGGTGAATAATCCCCATTATAACAAGGTCCTAAATCTGTTACTGTAATTCCTGAAGTTAATGGTAAATAGCTTCCCGATATAGCGCATACTTCTGAAGTTCCATTAAATGGTGGTACGGATACAGCATCTGGGGTTCCATTACATGAGGTATAAGTTTGAAATAGAAAATTACCTGAGGTGTTAGTAAATCGGTAGCTAACACAATTAGGAGCAAAATCAACACTACCACTAAATCCACCTACATTATAATCTAATACACTTTGGTTACCTTGAGAATTGTATAATTTCATCCCAAACGATTGTAACCAATCATATACTAAATCTTGAGATATACCTTCATTTAGATTGTTATTATTATCCCATACATCTGTTAATTTATCTATATAAATCCAAACATTATCAAAATATTGACCTATCATTTCAACAAATACAATATATGGTAGATAATTGTCTGGATCATCTGTTATATATGATGGTATTGTGTTAACTAATATATCTTTATTTGTTAAATCAAACTCACCAGCTACTTCAATAGTATCGTTATACCAAGATTGAACTATAACTGATGATGAAGCATATAATGTGTATGGTTTTGTACTGTTAGATTTTGGATAAGGAGCAACGTTATAAATAAAATATGATCCTGATTCTAAAGCATATGTTGTTATACTTGAAGTTAAAGAACTAGAAGTATAGTATAAGTAAGTTTCAAATCCATCAAAACCACCTATTACTGTATTTAAACTAGAACTTGCTCTTGTTACTTGATTTACTAAAGAAGCATTACTAGATGTTAATGGTGAAAGAGTACTAATTTCATATTGGTATCCTTCAATTTCACCTATCTTATTTAAAAAATTATTTACTCTACTTGTAGCTGAACTGTAGTGAACAAATTCATTAAATGCACTATAATCTACATTTATATTTACATTTTGATTTGTTAATGAATTTAATACGGCTTGATAAGATGAGCCTGTAAAAGATGTTACTAACTGATTTAAATTACTATATGGAGTAGGTACTACTTCTTTAATTTCTAAATCAATATCAAAATTAGGTCCTTTTAAAAAAGGTTGAGGAAGTGGAGTTGTTAACTTATCTAAATTAAGATCAAACACATAAGGATTAACAATTTCTTCTACAATCCAAAATGTTGATTTTAAAGAAATATTAGCTGGTAATGGTTCATATAATTTAAATAATATGCTAACATTACCTGTTTGATCTACTTCACTTACTATATTTACAGCTACTACTTGATTATTATCACCGAAATTTAAAATAACATAGTAATAATAAGGAACATCAAGCTGTTTAGTAGCAAAATTTTCAGCTATGTCAATTAAGGCTTCATCAGTTAACTCAGTAGAATCTACACGTAATTCAGTTCTATCTGTAGATATTTGTTGAATAAACAATTGATTACTAAATGGTTCACCTGATATTTTTCTAAAGAAATTATAACGAGATACAACTTCCCCAGACTCATATCCTAAATCCTGTATATCTTTAATAGGATCTATTTCAATATCAGGAAGTAAGCTTTGTGAATATGCTGAATTGGATGGTAATTTATATGAATTATAATTGTAATCTGAATTAAGGATGTTTCCTCCTTGATCAAATAAAAAGTATTCAATATAATCCTGAGGTAAACCAAAGGTTTCCTGGTTTAAGATAGGATTAAGTAATTGTTCCTCTTGAGCAGTATAACGATTTATACGCTCAATATCTGTAACTTGTCCTACTATTTTAATATTATCGGCCATTAACCATCAATTATTTATTATTCAATTCTACCTGTTTGGGCTTCCAATGTAGCATTAGTTGTTTCGGCCTCCAACAGTTGTTGTCTTAAATCTGTTATTTCTTGTAATAAAGCTTGTATTTCATTATCATCTGATATTCTTACTCCCAAATACTCTGCTTCACGTTCTAAAATAAATCTATGTGAATCTACATCTCCCTCTCTAGGTATTTCAGTAAATAATTCATCATATAATTCAAAAAAATTTTCTAAAGTTGTTTCAGGTGTTGTTGGTGGAACAGCATTAAGTTCACTAAATTGAGTATTAATTACTTTAGCAAACGTGTCTTTGTTATAAACTAAATTTCTAATTGGAATTACTTCAGCCATTATTTATTAAGTTTAAAAATATATGAATTATCATAAACTACTGTTGAACCATTTTCAAATGAAGATTTTACTAATATTTTATAATATCTTTCAGGTTGTAAACCAGCCATGTACATGTCAAAATAATTTCCAGATCCATCACAACTTAATTTAGTGCAACTTGGATCAAAATCTATAACATATTCACCTGTATCTAAATCTTGTAAAGCCCAATATGAGCTAGAAGGTAATGCTTTATTTAATGTATAAACAGATACAGTTGTAAATTGTCTAGCAGGGTATATATCTCTAGCATTTACTCTAAATCTATAAACATCATTTCGATTATATTTACCTATATTATTTCCTAATGTAATTGCTATGTTTTCATTAGTTAAAACATTTAACGAACCTGTATTATAGACACTATCATCCCATTTTATTTCTAATTGTGGTAGATATATTGTGTGAGTATCTCTAGAAAAATATTTTAATGAATATGATGATGTATTAGTAAGTTCATAATTACTTGTCATTTTTAACAAGAACCCATCATTTATTAAAGTATTACTATTATAACCATCTGTAATATTGGTTACATTTAAATTAATATCTTTACTTTGATTTATACCAAATGTTTGAGAACCGGCGTAACTAAACCACCATGTACCTCCACCTGGATTTTGAGATTGAAAAGATGCTGTTGTATCAGTATAAAAACTAGCTGTTAACCATTCATTAGTATTATCTCTATTTCTCCAAGTTGCATTTTCTGTATCATATGGGTTATATAAAAAACGTCCTGTACCTTGTTCCCAAGATTGAGATACACTATAACATTCTAATGAATAAGTGTCTGGTAAATTTGAAGCGTCTGCTAAATATAATCTTAAAGAGGCTGAGTAGAGGCCATTTGTTGAAATTATAGGAGTTAAAGAATTTATACTTTCTGTATTAACTGTAGGCAACACTATTGTATTTAATACTCCCTCTATTTCATCAGTAGGAAATTTTATTAATACACGAGAAGCATAAGGAGTTGAACCCGCTAATAAAGAATTTTCATTAGAGATTTCTAGAATCTGATCCAACCCAGTATTCATGTCTGGGTATTTGGAATAAATTGTTGTATCCTTCTCAGGGAATATCTTATAAACTGCCATCTATGTTATTTGTTTATTATAAATATAAAGTTGTTAAAAAGTTACAACTCTACCTTGAATGTCTAATTCAGGATATCTTATTTCAAATATAGAAGGATCTAATGAAGGGTATAAGATTCCATTTTGAATAGCTCCTGCTACATCATAGCTATATGGAGAATAATTTCCGCCTGATTTATTTGTAAATTCTATTTTAACTACCGATTGTACTCCTTTAATCTGTAACAGTAATGAATTAATATTAGATAAGATTATAGGTTGATTTACCTGCCATTTATCTGTATCAAAATAGTTAGTAATAGCAGTAATACAATCTGTTAGTATTTGATTATTACTTAAACCAGGAATAACAGTTATATCAAAATTTAATCCTAAATTTATATAGAATGCGTCTTTAATAGTAATAGCATCTGTAACCATTCTAAATGGCTCCATATATTCTTTTAAATTCGTTTTTAAATTTAAAGTAGCATTTTCTAATTTTTTAGTAGAATTATATGCTAACACATACATTGAAAGTGCAAGTGGATTATTATCTATTAAAGGATCATTTCCTGAATTAACAGATAAAGCAGATGCTTGTTCAACATATACTTTAGCTATGGTACCAAAATCAGAAGGCATACTTAAAGCACGATTCATATAATCGTCTTTTGTTACAGCTCTTAATTGTGCCGAGAACGCATTTAGCGTGTTTAAACGTATTTCTTCTGTAGTATCACCACTCCTGCCACCTACAGCAGGTAATGGATTATTTGCGATTAAAGTCGCTAAAGATACGTTATTATATATTGGGTTAACAGCATTTATTCCAGCGTTTGAATTAATAATAGTAATATCATTTGCTGGTACATTAGCTGTTACTCCTCCACCTGAAAGGTATTGGACATTCATTGATATATTTGAAGGTACAGTACCGTACTGTTTTGTGTAAAATACAGCTGCTTGATTATAATTGTTAACTAAATCCGAAGTATCAACTGATGGTACTAATCCTAATTGAATATTGTCTGGTGTTGGTATGATAATATCATCGTTATCATTAACATACATACCCGAACCAAATTGCAGTTCTACAACATCATCAGTTCTAATTCTTGATACAAATCTATTAGGTGTTTCTAAATAACTTAAAAGATAAGGTACTTGATTAGAAGAAGGCCCAGTATTAGTTGTTCTATTAATTATGTTAGATTGAGCTAAATAAGGTACTTCATACCATTGGCTACCATCACTTCCTGTAGCTTGAAGTATTTGAAGGAAGGTTGGATCATTTATTTCAACTGAGGTAAATTTTACAGGTGCCCCAAACGTAAATGTTTGATTTTGTACTGTTGCTGATATAGCTCTAACTGATTTTTTGAATAAGTAATTATTACCATCGTACAATGTTATTTCAACTGATTCTGTTTTAGAAAAATCAACAGGATCTAAAGTTAAAAAGTCAACATTAGTACTTACTGATCTTAAAGATAAATTTTCTGGGATTATTAATGCATAATCTAGATTAGGTTGTCCTGCTACTATAGGAATTCTTTGATAAAAATCAATTGTAGTAACAGATGCATATGACGATTTAGGACGATATCCTAATGAATACGCCATATTTAATAAATTTTCTTTTTCTCTAGCGGTTAATACAAAGTTTTCTTGTATTTGAGTATCTGTGTAAAAAGACAAAACATCTCCAACGTATGATGACATTTCAATAAACATCGTACCTGGTGACGCTTCTGAAAAATCGGTATAAGTATTAGGAAAATAATTTTTAGCAAACTCTATAAGAGATGCTTTATACTGAAGGAAATTCTTATTTAAATAAGATATGTTTTTTTGCTCTGTCATTATACAAAGTTAACTGTTATATTATCTGTTTCTCCTGATAGGAGTATTATGTATGCTATTTTTACAAGTAATGTATTAGAAGATTCATTAGGTTCTATTAATAATTCAATATTTTGAATGTTTACTTCTGGGATGTATGTTGCAACGCTATTAATTATATCTTCTCTAACGTTATCTAAAGTTTCTTCTGTCATTTGTCCAAATAATTGACTCCTTAAAGTGGTACCAAAGTTTGGATTTTCTATTCTTTCTCCTTTAGAAGTTAATACTAAATTAATTACATTAAATTTTATTTGCTCCCTTGTAGAATAAATACTATTAAAAACTCCGGGAGCATTAAAAGGCAAACCAACACCAATAGCGGTATTGACTTGAAAATCTCTCGGGTCAACTCTAGTACTTCTAACGTAAGCCATTACTGTACACTTCTAAAATTATTTAAATCAGCTGGGTTTGATCTCATTTCTGCTGCTACTTGAGATAATAAATCTGAGTATACTGCTTGTTTTTCACCGAATGTTTTAGGTGGTTCTGGTTTCATAGCATCTGCTATACCCATTTTTTCCATTAAACTATTTCGTAAAGCAGGGTTTGTGTTACTAGTATTAAAATTCATAGTAGGCCACGCTTCATTATTACTAGATGCAGGTGGTGGTGTATAAGGTAAACCATACGAAACAGATTCAGAAAGTTTCTGTTTACCTAATTCTGCTAATTCTTCTTTTAAAACCTCTCTTACGGCTTCTTTAATTAATTTTTTTAATTCTAATGTTTTCATGTCAATAAATATTAAGCTTCAAGTCTTCGTTTGTCAATTTCTAATCTTAATTCCTCAATTAGAACCTCAGGATCTAATGTAAAGGACGGTTCAGATTGTAGAGCTATAAATCCACTTCTGTCTAAGGCAACAGCATATCTTCGTTTATTACCAGCTACTACAAATCTAGGATCATCTTCTTCTAATATAGAGAATGTAAATCCATTATATTCAACTCCAAGTACAGGACCTAAACCACCACCATCTAAACCAGTACCAGAAGCATCTAATAAATCTCTTACTTCTTGAGGAGTTAAATCATTAGTAGCAGCATCATCTAGTACTTTATTTAAAGGAAGTAATCTAGAACGTTCATATTGAATAGTTGATTTAAATCTATTTAAAGTTCCTATTGCAATTTGTAATAGTATATTAAGAGATATTATTATAGGTGCGTATTTTGCTATTGTTCTTGTTGTTTTAATACCAATAGGTGATATCTGATATGGTGTGTATGGAATAGCTGTTAATACAGATACTGTTAATGTCAATATTGTTAAAGTAGTACTTATAGATCTAAGTGTTCTATTAAAATTATTAACCTGATCCTCAGCAGATCTTAATGAAACTAAAGCTGCGTCTCTAGCTACTCTTGCTTTTTCTATATCTGCTTTAGTTGTAGCATTTGTAATTATTTCATTAGTTTTATTTACTAATTCATTTAATTTAGAAATAGTTTGAGCTAATTTATTAACCTGATTACTTAGTATTCTACCAAAAACCAATGTAATAGCAGCCGGTCCTGATGATTTTATTATTTGTGTTAAGGCTTTTTTAATTTTAGCTTTATTTGTTTTTATTTTTTTAGTATCTTTTGCTACTTTAACTTTATCTTTAATTTGTTGTTTGTCTTTTTTTTCTTTTAATGAGCGTTGTGTTGTTAATACTCCAATTTGTTCTTGAAGTACTTCAATACGTTTTTGAGCACCCGCAATAGCAGCTTTAGCTTTTTCTAATTCTTGTTCTGCTTTTCTTTCTAATTTTCTAAGAGCTTCCTTTCTATCATTAATAGTTTTTGCTCGTTGTTCAGGTGTTATATTAGCAGCTAATGCGGTTATAGCAGCAGTACCTAAGGCAGCAATAGCTTCTGGTGAGCTTACATTAAGGGAGGGAGCAGAGGGTACTAAAGATTTAATAGCATTAGCTTGTACTTTAGCTTTATTATAAAGTGCTTCGGCTTTAGCATATTGTCTCTCAGCATCTTGATATAATTTTTTAGATTCATCAAGTGATTTTTTAGCTGCTTTTATTTTATCCTGGTTAGTAACTTCAGCCATTATATTGTATTAGTAGTTTTTGAAAGTAAACTTTCATTAAGTAATGTTTTATTTAATACTTCTAATTTATCTTGAAGAGTAATAGTAGCATCGTTTATAGTCATTAATGGGGTACCTTCGGGTTGCGATACTGTGTTAGCTAGATTGGATGAAAAATCACTTAACGTTAATATTAAATCGGATAACCATACATTTAATGAACATCCTAATATTAATGGTTGCGGAGTAATATTACTATTAGTATATGGTCCTAAAAATACTTGATTATCTTGTAATACAATCCCTACTTTGTTACTTTGCAGATAAATAGGTCCTTGAGAATAAGCTTCTACTCCAGTCTTACCAAATATTAATACTTCATCTGATTTAGATGATATAATAGTTCGATCAGCATTTATTATTACTTGCGGGTTTGTAAAATCTTTAACATTAATCGGGTTAGTAATATTACTTAATACTACATTTCCTGTATCTAAAGGTATAGATTGATTTGAAGTTAAATAAACAGACGCACCATCTTTATTAATATTTTCAACATATAAATCAGAATTAGGTAATTTTGAATTATGTTGATTAGTTAATAATGTAATAGGATTGTTTTCTAATTCATTAGGATTAGTAGACCATGGAGATAAATCTTGACTTCCTGCTCTATTAGTACTACCAAAACGAATAGAATTTCCAAATCTACCTTCTAATAAATAATCTCCTTCAAATGTTTGTAATCCTCTAAAATCTGAGTTTTGATTGAATGAATTATATAATACGTCTTTATCTTCATTTAAAAATAAACCATTAAATTGGGGACTATTCCACGCATTAATAACACTTACGTAATAACTTTCCTCAGTTTTATTAGTAATAGGAGAAGGTGCCGATGGTAAATCCATCAACATGACAATTTCTCCAGGTAAAGGAAAATATTTTTGGTTAGGATATAATGGTAAGGCGGTAGGTAAATCAATTAATTGAGAATCACTTAGTGATTCTAATGGTAATTCAGTATCTTCTCTATATTCAGCATATAAAATAGTACCGACACCAGCCCATCCTCCATTATTAATCCATACTTGTTGAGGAACACTTTGTTCATCTAATATAACCGCATATACTTTCCCTACTTTGTATCCTTGGGGAGCAGTATAATTATTAAAGCCCATATTGGCTGTAATATTAGATAATCCTGTTCTAACTCTAGTCATGTTTTATTCTTTAGAAGGTCCTTCTACTTCATTTCCTATTTCATTTACGGCGGAAAATAGTTGTTCTTTTTCGGCTTCACTTAATATAAAACCACCAATGCTATCTCCTTCACCTAAAGAAGCAGCACGTTGAACTATACTAGCTAATTTAATTAGTTGCTCATCATTCTTAACACTAATGTTAAGGTAATTTGCAATTAATGGAACTATAGTAAGAGCAGAATGGTTATCTGTAATAAATGGTTTTAGAGTACCTATTAATTCTTTGATTTGTTTTTCCTTTTCTTTAGAATTGGCATAAATATCTTTTAACAAATCGGAGAATTTTTTATTACCCCATATAGTTTTATCAAAATCCATATAAATTTATTTTATTATAAATATAAAAATTAACAAAAATTACACATTGATGTAATTATCTTCATAATATCTATTATATAAATCAATGTATATAACTTTTAATTTTTTAATAATTTTAGTAATTTGAGGAGTATCTACGTCTATCATTTCACGAATATAGATGTATAATGCTTTTTTGTTAAATATATCCAATGATTCACATTTACGGAATAATTCAACTACGGCATCTGCTGTTTTAGCATCTATTTCTTTAGGAAACAATTTATGAAGATTTTTATCTACATAACGAGTATATAAAGACATAAATTCACTTACACTATAGTCTTGTCCATAATGGTCATTTATTATTTCTTCTCGTATAGTTTTATCTTCTTCAATCTCTAATAAATCTCCTTTATCTTGAAGTTTTTGATAGTTTTTCTTATTCTTTAAAATTAAATAACGTTTAGCTATAGTTCCAAAATAGGAATATGCCTTACCTTTAGCAGGTTTGTATAATTTAAGTTTTTCAAGTAAAAAAGCAATTACTTCTTGTTGTACATCTTCAACAGATTCACCATCAGTATAGTAAAATTTAAAAGTGTGAATGATGTTTTGAGTCAATTTAAAAAATCCATACTCAATACGTTCACGATAAACTTTATCTCTAAATTTTTGATCCTGAGATGCTACATATTCTACAATAGCATTCTGAGTGTCTTCAGTAAAGTATGTGTGAGATGTTTTGGGTTTACGTTTACGGGGCTTACCAGACTTGGTAAGCTCGACCGTTATTACATTATCTTCTAACTCCATTCAAATTAAAATCATCTAATTCACTCTGTAATGTCTTTACACTCTCAAAAAACCATCCTATTTCGTCATCGGATTGAAATGTTCCTTTTTCATCAATTTCTCCTAATCGTTTATTAGTAAAATCTACTGTATTAGAAAATTTAGATATGTATTGTTCTTGAGAATCTACTATCCTTTCTAATTGTTCAACTTTTTTAAATAAATTGTAAGAAATATATCCTAAAATAAGGACGATACTAATTAAAATAATTACAAATGTTGTCATATTAATAATTCATTTCGTCGTTTTCAATAGAGATAGTATCTCTTAAACTTGCTACAGCTTCTCTCATGTCTCTAAAGGCACCAGCGATAACACTTCTGTCTTCATTACGGCTAATAGCACTTTCTAAAGCAGCAACTTTGTGCTCAATTTTCTCAATTTTCTTAAGGGCTTGTGTTTTGTATTTCATCTTGTTTAAATTTTATAGTTATAATGTATTATACGAATGGGGAAGGCGGTAGCCAAGTTTTCTTTAAAAGTAATGCATTTCATACCGCTATCAATAGATACATATATATAAGATGGTGAAGGACAAAAAAACCCGCCTTTTTAGGGGCGGGTCATATTTTTAAGATTTAATTAATTTTTAAGATTAAAGATCATAAGTAATAGACAAAAATTCGCTATATAATTCCATAGGAGTTAATTCTCTATTATACCCTCCCATTCTTTCAAAGTCTCCAAAATCCCCAGAACCATAATCATAACCAAAACCTTCAAGACCCTCTATATAATATGCTAAACTCTCAGGATTAATTTTTAAATTGTTTTGAGCAGCATATTTTTTTATAGCATCTACTATACCTTGTATGTTAATCTCATATTTATGGTCATCATTATCAGTATCATAATCATCCTGAGCAGGATCATAATTAGGATTAGCTATAAAATATTTTACTTTACTGTTATCTTTAATTCCTCTTTTACCTGCTAATTGTTGTTTAAGTATTTTATCAACTTTATCCTTTTCACTTTGTACAAATGAAGCTTTTAATGCATCTATACCTCCTTGGTCTGAGGGGAAATATCCATTACCTAACCATGTATGAGGTATACCATTAAAAATTTTAGTTGGCCCATCATATTTCTTTAAATCGGGGTTTTCACTCAATTCTCTATATTGAGATTCATTGATAATACCTGCTAGTTTTTGAAGGCGAGCTGCCTCTGTAATAAATTGTTTTTTCATTGTTATTTATTTTATTGATTGTAATATTTCTTTTAAACTAATTTTCTTAACTCTAAAATTAAAAGTCTTTTGATCAATAAGTTGATCTAACACTTTCTCCTCTACAGGATCACCTGTTACAAAAATGCATTTATCATCATCTTTATTTTCAGGTACATCAACAAAACTAGTATTATCCACACCCAATCCTGGTTGTAATTGAGATAATACTTTATTCATTTTATTAATAAATGCTGCTTTGTCTTTGTCTTGTAATAAATATTCAGCCATGTGTGGTTGTATTAATTTAGGTATAAATATATTAGTATTACTAAATACTTGCATTATTATCGGAAATAACACCAGCAATTGTTTCCTCAGCATAGGGTATAGTTACAGCAAATCCTTCTTTATTAACATGAAATGGTTTAAGTTTCTTATGTATCAAAGATTCAATTTGTAAAGGCGCTCTACATGCGAATGCGTTAACTATGTACCAAGGTGTTATAACACCTGTTGCCCCGTTAATCTCTCGGACTCTCTCCTGTGGCGTCCTATCCGTATATCCAATTTTCAACACACCAGGTTGACCTTTATTCTCCAAAATATAAATGTATCCTTCGTTAAATGATAAGGAAGCATTAAATTTATTATTCTTTACCCAATAATGTACATAATCATTAGTTGGATCATTAGGATCAGGTGTTAAAGTATAAGCATCAGAGTAAAAACAATTTACTCCTTCGGGTTTAGGATAATAATCCGATTTAGCTTCGTCTAATGTTATGTGTTTAAATTCTCCCATACTATTAGTCTCTCCAAGCTTGTTCAACCATGTCACCCATAAATGGGGGTGGAGCAGTATTACAAGCTACTACTCGTTCTTCCATTTGCCTTTCTACTAATTCTTCAACATTAATGTCTTCATCATACGTAATAGCGTTACGAATGGCTAATCCTAAACCACCCTGATTTGGTGCTACGTTTGGTTCATCATGCCATGTATTTGTTGTCATAGTTGTATTTGAAAGATACTGAGCTTTATATTCATCTGAAAATAATTCCCAATTAGTTAATTTAGTATTAGTAAACTCACTACGTATAAGAATTAAAATACGTTCAGGAAGATTAGTATCCATAGAATCTACACGAATATCTTTAGCATCCCAGAATGATGTTTCATACTCATAATCAGTATTAAGATTCTTAAATGCGGCTATTTTTTCACCCGTGGAGCGATTTATACAATAAATCACAATTCCACGTTTAGAATAACGAATAAAATACTCGGGGTCATTCTTCATGGCGGTACACCACTTAGTAGAGGCACCATATTTTAAAGATGCTTCGAATGATAATGGTTTTAAAACCAACCATTCATCCGTATCATGTAGGATTTGGGTTTGGGATTGTAATTCTTTACCCATTATTTTTATCTCTGCTAGATTTATTTGATTCTCCAATTCATCAAAATTCTTATACGTGGAAATATCATTTCGAACAATTAATTTTCGCTCGTTATATTCGGCAAATTTAAGTAGATTAGTAATATTTTCTCTACCTACTGAATCTAAGAAAACGTATATAAAGTGTAATTCGTAGATAGATAGAGCATCTATTTTTTCCTGAGGTATTTCCCAATCTGCTAATATCTCAATAACATCATTATGGTAAGTACGCGCGTTTTCTGCGTTTTTAAACAATGAAACGGCTAGCTCGACGTATTTGGGTTTATCAAAAAGCCAATGCATTATATCGATGGCTGATTTTCCGTAATAAGGATTGTGCTGTTTTAATTCTTCAATTTTACTCATCTTCTTTATCTTTAATTACTAAATAAGCAGTTTTTTCTTCTAAGTATTTAACTTCACCTGAGTCGATTAAGGCCTGGGTTCCCTTGGGGTCTAGTTTACCTAATAACTCAATGGTTTTATCCATGTATATTATCATAACTTTTTAATTTAAGTCTAAATATACGAATGTTTTTTCTTGTTTCCAACCTCTCGTATATACGCTTTGAAGTGGGAAAAAGATCGTTAAAGAGAGAGATTTCGGGGTCTTGGATTTTATATCGAATGGGTTATAATGGATTTTGCAATATATTTGTATATACGGGGGGCGCGGGGTGAATTTTGTTGTCTTGTTGTAAAGCCGGGGCCTTCGGGCGCGTTTTTGTCGCATCGTCGATGGACCGCAATTACCGTGGGCCCACTTCGCTGTCGCTCCGCGCGCGCAGCGCTAGCGGATCGATAGATTGAAGGAGAGTGTTCTTTTTTGTCACACACGCCAGACCCGCCTGAAGCCAGAGCCCTGCCCGCTTTTTTTGTCACGCGCGCGCACACATGCATTTAGATTAAGGAAGGCGACCTTTTGGCCGCCTCATGTTAGTTGTTGTTGTTTGTTTAGTATCTACCGTACATGCTTAATTTAGCGTCGGGTTAATGGCTACTATACGCTTTACTAGCTCACTCAATGAAAATTCGATTAATGTGATCGATCCTGTATTATATTCGAACCAGCTGAATCCATCTTGCTCTATCGTCTGTGTTATCGTATTCATTGCTTTTATTTGTTTAGGTTCCATTTGGTGCTTTGTTTGTAGTAAGCTAATGCACCAACACCAGATGCCATAAGCAAGAACCAACACATTGCAAAATGTTCTAATGTACTAGGGTAGAAGAACATTCGTATTACACTTAATAACATTAAGGTAACTAATAATACTTTAATTAAGATGTCTAATGTTTTCATTTTATATGTTTTTAATTGTTAAACTATGCTATAAAATTACGAACGGTAAGTAGCGTATACACGTCTACTTTTAATTACTGTTACTTAATTTAGTTAGACGTTCTAATTCAACATTAAACTCATCTTCAGCATCATATACCTTATATAACGTTCTGTTCCCCTTAATAAACTCCATATGGGATAGCTCTCTGGGATCCATTACAACGTCTACTTGCTTGTTGTTTTCATTTTTATATCTAAGTAGTAACTTATTCATCTTATTTAAGGGCGTTAAGTTTATCTATTGTGTTTAAAGCATCAAACTCGTCGTTAACAGGTATCATTCGGTTTTCACCTAACACGTACCATCCATCATAACGCTCTTCGGCTCTTAATTCACCTGATAAATCAAATGTTTCTCCGTCTGTAAATTTTAATGTGCTCATTTTATTTGTTGTTTTAAATTATGCTATAAAATTACAAACTATAAACCGTATAACCAAGTATTATTTAATTGTCTTTATCGTTATTTGGCTTAGTAGCCGCATCGTAGTTTTTCCATTCTAGCCAGAACCCAAGGGCCACTATAATGTTCATCCCGAATGAGGCAATTATCTCATGTATGTCCTCATACACATTAGTTGTCAGGTGGACGTGCCCTACCATCCAGAATGGAATAGACAGATTGCCTGCTACCCATGTGATCAAATATAATATAAACTTTTTCATGATGATAAATAGAAAAGACTCACCATTTCTGATGAGTCAATTCACTAATTAAAAACAATAAATAATGAGAAATCTTATGCTTCCTCCATTTTAAGAGGGAATAATGCCTGAGCTAAGTCAACAGCAGCTTCTTTACCAGCTTGGAATCTTTCTTCGCTGATTCGGTCTTCGTCTTCGTCTTCGTCTTGGTTCATTTCATGTTGAGCCAACATTAACATAGCAAATTTTAAAACCATGTTTATTTCTTCTGAATTTATAGCTGCGTTAGCAAGTAATTCTGCTATATCTCTAGCTTTACCTTCAACTGAAGCACTAATGTCTTCACCTTTCGCCTCAAGGCGGAATAAACAGTCGCTGTTAATTTTTTCACTCATAATAAGAATATTTTAATTGTTAAACTTTGATATAAAAGTACGAATAATATTTTAGGCAACCAAATCTATCTTAAATAAAGTCTATTATGATTGTATTTAGCTACTGGATTAATGTCGGCTATTAGGCTGTATGTGTTGCTAGTCTGCTCAAATAGAACACTAGTGTCTCTGGTGCCCTGAAGTGCATCGCCAAGTATTTTAACAAACCCGTGGTTCGATTCATCCACCATGTCTTGAGGTGTACCAGGCAATCCACAATAAGCAGCCTCGCCCGTCTCAGAGATAAACATCCCAGTGTAAAACCCCTTCAGCATGTGTCTAGTAACAAATTGATCGGCATTACACCAGATAAAAATGTTGTTGTCCTTCTGGCTCAACGCCTCAACCATGTCAGCCCCTATAATATAGGCACTAAGGACGTCTTGAGGCCAAAACTGCCCCATAGCAAACAATCCACCTGGGCTCCCATGTCCCATCATCATTACTTGATCGTGTGCCTGGATGCCCTCTATTATTTCCCCACGTGTCCAGTTGCCAGTCACCAGAGTAACATCGTCTAGCTCGTTATAGATCGGCTTAAGAAAATCAGTTGATCGATCGTTAGGGTGTATTACTAATGTTTTCATTTTGTTTTTAATTTAAATTTGGTATAAAGGTACGAAAAATTTTTTAGGTATCCTAGTGAAAGACAAAAAAAGCGCCTAAGCGCTTAATCTATTCTTCTACATCACATAAACCTTGAGCCAAAATGTGATCATAAAGGCAATCCATCTTTCTCTCAAACGGCAACCTTACTAAGTAATCTCTGGACATAAACTCCAGAATAAAACCATCTGATAGTTGGTCTGAACTTACATGATTGTAATTGTAAACTAAATAACTTCTAATGTCATTAATTGTTTCTTCATTTTCTTCATCAAAATCTCTTTGATTCATTCTAAATGTTTCTCTATAAGCCATAACTTTTATTTTTAATGTTTTTAACTATGCTATAAAATTACGACACATAATTCTGGTAACCAAAGACAAATGAAGAGTCTTTACGACTCTTGTTTTTGTGTTTATCCTTACGGGTATATGTTTTCTTTGTCTTGTGGATCTGGTGCCTAGAAGCAGCCCATCGCTCTTGAAGTGTTACTTGGATAGTCTTCATAATTATAATGTTTAATGTCTTCCGACATACATACTAACGAAATGGTGTTCCCAATTTCAGGCCCCGGATCGAGCCCCTGAAGCCAGAGGAACTGCTCCCACTGGGCCAGATGATCCAGCTCACTCATTTGGATCCTTTCTAGCACCAACACCTAGCCCCTCATACTGAAGAAGTGAGTTACAGATGTATTTCTGGATCTGGGCAATCGATTTAAGGTTCTCTATGTTGTTTAGGATCGTTCTTTTGTCGTCGTCGTTAATATTCTTTTCATTAACGAATTCAGTAATGAACGTTTTAGCTTTAGTTGCATCAGTCATTTTAAATACTTGCTCTGCAATTTGCTCGAAGATGGATTTAATTTGTACTCTCATAACTCTATTGTTTTAATTAACGTCGTAAATATACAAACAAAAAAACCAATATCCAAATGATAAACAAAAAATGTTGTAACGTTTTTATAAAAAAAAAACGGACCCCCCCATAAAGGTACGAATAAAAAAATTAACAACCAACTTGGATATTAGAAATAGTTGTCCCCAAATAATAAAACGTACGACGGAGGAAAAAAAAGACCCGACATTTCTGTCGGGTCAGTTCCTAGTTTAACAATTAAATTACGCAACCACCATTGCTGGACGGCCTCGTTTTATTACCTCACCGGCAGCCTTTCTAGCTTCCCATGCAGCCAATCTTTGTTGTCTGGCACTGGTTAAGTTCGGTTTACGTCCTTTTTGAATTGGACCATTTTCTAACAACATAGCTCGGGTAGCTAATCTTTGTTGTCTAGCGCTCGTTGGATTGATTTTACGTCCACGTGCTTTGTGATCTTCAATCACAACTGTTTTGTGAATTAAAGCAACTAATGCTTCTGTTTTCATCTGATGAGCTGGTCTTTCTGTTTTGATACCTAACTCTTTTACTTTTGCTAATACTTCTGTACGCGTCATAACCTTGATTTTTAATGTTAATGTTTATGTTTTTAACTCTGGCATAAAATTAATAACAAAAAACCACGCAACCAAATATTATCGCAAAAAAAGACAAAAAACTTTCGTCGTCGTACGTTTTAGTCGTTCCACCACATAAACGATATACCAAAAAAACCTAACGCCAATTGGACCATATGTGTCTCGTCGTCGTAATCTACTCCGTCGTCGTCCGGAACATAATAAACACCAAATGCTAAGCCTTGAATCCAAAAAGGTACAATCATAATTTTAAATTTTTTATTTATATGAATGTACAAAAAAATTCTTAGTTATCCCAATCTTTAACAAAAAAGTAATAAAACAAGAACAAAAGAAATATTGGCCAGAAAAAAATTATTATAACGACGTCTTTATTGGTTAAAGGAGTCCCGTCGTCGTACTTAACAAAATAATTATTCATTAATATGGCCAATACGGACACAATGGCGCCAATGAATACGTAAATGTTTATGTAATATAGCATAGTAGTTATGTTATGTTTTGTATATACGTTTCGAAAGTGGAGAAACGGGGCGTGGCATGGCGGGACCTTTTCCCTTGTCACAAAACTCCATCACACATTATCTCCATTCGTTCCACATGTTAAGTACAAAAACTTTAAGCAACAAAAAAAATATTGTAATGTTTTCCACCCTTAACCCTTGTTTTCCATCCTCACCTATTCCTTTAAGCAACAAAAAAATCGCGATTATTTGCGCAAAAAAACGCGTAATTTTGCATTACCTCCCCATAATCACATAATGCCGTGGTAAAAAAACAATGCGTTTAAATGCGATATTTCATACCCGAAGCACCCAGCTCCTATTATTTAGTAATCGCCCTTTCGCCCGTACGTTATTATTCTATTCCGTCGTACGTTTCGTTTCTTCCGTCGTACGTTTTATTTTAGCTGGATTATGTATTTGGTGCTTTGGATTTAATAGTGTTCACCATTATTTCCATTTTGTCCTATTATATTCATTCTTTCTGTTGTCTTATCTTCATCATACCACGGAGTTGATTTACCAAATGTTTCATTATAGTATTGTTCTGCATTATCAATAATTCCATCATCTTCTACACCATTATCAAAGGCATCAATAATCTGTTGCTCAAACATTTTATTGGCTTGATTTAACAAGTCATTAAACAAAGCACCATCACCTTTCATTTCAAATTTTTCATATAGCTCATTCGCTAACCATTCTACTGCTGTCTGTTTCATATCACTTATCTTACTGTTAACCAATTTCCACCTTTAGTATAAACATAACCATAACAATCACTTAAACGATTTTTAAATTGTTCAATTGAAACATCCGTTCTCGCCTCATTCTTTTCCTCACCTCTGTCTCTATGATAAGCCACTGTTACACCTTGCTTTGGATTATCAAAAGTATGTTCATCCATAGTTGCTACCTGTTCTCCTAAAATACTAATATCACCTAAATTAAGTAGCATTCTTACTTTTTGAGTGCTCAAATAATGCTCTTTTAACATTGCACCTACACCTTCTGTATAACCATCCCAATGACAGTAAATTGATGTTATTGATCCGTTTTCGTTCTCGATTCCTATTCTACTTGGTGTTGCCATAACTTTTATTATTAAATGAAAATTTCTAATTCACTCCAATTTATTTCTATAGTAAATTCTTTAGATAAACGCTCAATATCATCTAAGGTGATTTCAACTTCCGTTTCATTAAAATAGTATTCAAAGTATTCTTTACGTTGTCTAAATGATCCTATTAATTGAGGGAGCAATTTCTCTATAAGCTCTTTCTCCACCCCTCCTATTACTCCATCTTGTATTGTGACTAATCTTTTCATAACGCTTATTTTACTTCTACAAACCCTTCATAATCATCATCACTCCAAAACATTACAAGACCTTCTCTATATAATGAAGTGAAATATTTGTTTTGTTCACCACAATCAAAGAAAATTGAGTTTAAATCTTCATCTCTACCTTTAAATACTCCTATGACGTCTCTTTCACCATTCATGAAATATTTTTTACCTTCTACTAATTCTGATCGTTTTGTTCTCATAACCATTTGTTTTATAAGTTATCTAAAAATTCCTGAGTATCTTCGTCATTTATCCAATTATCAAAACCTATTTCAAAGTGATTGTATACATGATTAGTAACCTCTTGTAAGTACTCAACAAATACCTTTCTTGTTTGTTCTTCATTCCAACCACATTTTGTACATGTGCGAATGATTCCTTCTGGGATGTTAATTTTTACTTCCATAACCTTTATTGTTTTAAATTATCTAAACTCATCAAAATATAATTTTCCACATTTCCATATTTTTCAATTATAATTGGTGATTTCCACATATCAACTTCATAAATTAAGTCCTCTAATGTTGCACACTCATTTAATGCTAAAATATATTCATTAGATGAATTGTTCTTATCAATTTCACTTTGAATAAATTTTTCAATAATGTCTAAATTTGTCATAACCATTTGTTTTAAATTATGCTATAAAATTACGAATACAATTCCTATAAGCCAACCTAAAGTATAATTGCTTTTACTATTTCATATTTTTCCCTATCTTCATGATATACATTTTCTGCTCTTTCATGTTTACCATAATACCATTCTGAATTTACATTTAGAACCATATCTGTTTCTATAATATCATAATCCATATCATCATACCCTCCTTCATATCCTCTTGTCATCACTAAGGCGTCTTGATTTTCAATAGTGCTTAGTTTTTCTATTACTTCTGCTACTGTCATGTTTATCTTATTTTAAGCGCCCACACACGTCTTAACTTAATGCTATTGTCATGTTTAAATCTACCATAATACTTGTATACCACAATGTGAGTGTATTTTTTTATCTCCCACTTTTCCCAACTCATTAGAGTATCTTCAATTACGATTGTATAACCAATCCAAAATGCTATGTTGTATAATAATCGTTTCATATTCTTGTATATACGTATGTTTGTATTGATGTTGTGTACCGCAAGCTTTCTTGTAATTTTTTATTCATAATCTCGTATCGCTATTACTTTTGGAAATCTTAATGAACCATCTACCGTTTTTTCAAAATACTTAACTGTTGCTTGTTTACCAATTAATGTGTCTTTGATTTGAAATAATTCTTCTAAATACTCCATCGTTCCATTTATGGTACAATCCACTTCTACACCACTAACATTTACTTTTAATGTTGCTACTTTACCACTAAATTTACCTATACCTTCGGAATAATCTATTATTGTAAACTCTTCATCAAAGAATGTTTTATGTTTTAATAAACCATTTGAACGTTTATTTTCATAAGGTGTGTTTGGATCTCTTAACATTTGACCTTCAAAACCTTGTTCAATATATTCTTGTAATTTTAGATTAATCTGTTCAAATGAAATTACATTAGTTGTTTCAACAATTTTATAATAAAGAATTGATATATCATATGTAAGAAATAAACTTAACAATTTACCTCGTCTTGAAGCATATATTAAATCTTCACCTTCATACATGTCATACATCCAATACTCAATATATCGAGTAGATAAATCTAAATCGGCTTGTGTTGGTTTTGTTTTTCTAACACATGATATGATTGTGTTGAAATCTACTTCTGTATTTGAAGTATATAATTCACCATCCAATACTAAATCAGGTTGTGTTTCAAATACGTGTTTTAGTCCTTCAAATATGTGAGGAGCAGATATAATTTCCTTTCCTGTTCGTGTCCACATACCATCTGATTTAACTATACATCTTACTCCGTCTAGTTTTGGTTGTGATAAAATTGGGAACTGTACTTTATCCTTACGTTTGTCATAGTCTTGAGCTAACATAGGTTGAAAGAATACTTTCTTATCACAATCATTTATGTCTTCCCAATAACCTAAATCTTTACGTTTTTGCCATAGTGCTTGTGCTTCGAACAATGCTTGTTCTTCCGCTGTTGTAGCGTTCTTTTTACCTACATTTTTAGGAGTACATTCGGTCCAATCACCTGTAAACATTTTCATATTTACAAATCCTGTAGTTGTTCTGAATTTGTTTCCTTCAACCTCAATTTGCCATTGATTGATGTGTTCTTTACTGTTTGAACGTTTGTACAAAATTGGTAATGTCATAACTTTTATTTGTTTTAAATTATGCTATAAAATTACGAATGGTAATTTAATCATCCAAACTATTTGGTAAATAAAGTAGTGTTGGATTTTTCTTTTGAATGTCAATATCTGAATATCTATTTTTAAAAGATAAAACATCAAATCGTTCGGTTATCAGATGAAACCCGTTTTTGGTTGGAATTGTAGTTATAACTTTATGTCCAATTGGTCTAAGATTATAGATAAATTCAGCAACCTCAACTAATTCTTCAACATCTTGAGTATCAATATCAACAATCCATCTCTTTTCATAAGTCTTTAATTGACCTACAACTGAATCAAATAATGATTGTTGTTGGTGGTTTCCGTCTTGTATACGTTGTGCTAAAGCAACCATCATATTTAGAGAAACATCTTTATGGTTTTGTTTTTGAACGTGAATATAAGCTCTTGCTTTAAATGTCTCACATAACAATTGTATCTCGTCATACTTCTTTTCTAATTGTTCAATTGAATTGATACAATATGAACGAAGTGTTCTTACTGATTGATGATTATCTCTTTCACCTTCAGGTTGATCTTTTTTACGTTTTAAAACGTATAACATGTAAAAGTCACCTTCATTTTCAAAATTAAGCAATGGCTTAATCAATTCTATATTATTTATCATAACTTTATTGTTCAAATGTTGGTTTTAACCACATTCCGTCACTAAATACAGCTTCTAGGAATTTAGGTTCTATTTTATCAATTTCAGCTAATAATCGTAGAGTTGCTACAGTATCTACTTTCATCATCTTTATAATTTCTTCTCTTATTCTCTCACCACTTACTACTTGTTGTAGTTTATCAATTAGAGTCGGAATAAACATCGCTGCCCAAACCTTAGGTGCTATTGTAAATCCTTTAGTGATTGAAAATCTAAGTGCTCTTATCATTCTTAAAGGATCATCTAGAAACGTTTGTGTTGGTTCAAGAGGTGTGAGAAGCATCTTACTTTCTAAAGCCCATATACCGTCAAACAAATCAATTAAATTACCATCCTCATCTTCAGCCATAGCATTGACTGTAAAGTCTCTACGAACTAAATCATCTCCCAATGTTCCTAATTCTAGTATTGGACGTCTTGTTCCTTCAATATAACTAACTTCCTTTCTAGCCATTACAAAGTCTGCATCCAATTTAGCAAATTTATGATCACTTGGAAATTTAGCTCTGATTGTAAACATCTCTGGAACGGATAGGAAGATTGTAAATCCTTGATCTATCATCCATTGCTCCATCTCTTTGAATCCTTCTTCAACTGTCTTGTTTAGATCATCTAATACAAATGTGAAGTCGATATCTTTTGTTTTTACTCCTAGGAGTCCATCTCTGACGCATCCTCCTACTTTAAATATTTTTGGCATAATTTATTTATTTTCTAAGTTAAATATTTTATCTAATACTACTCCTGAATAGATTGTAATTAATGCTATTGGAGGTGTACATACGATTAAAAGTAAAAAGAACTCTATAGGTATTCCTGTTAAACTATTTCCTGTAAGAGCTACTGAGATTAGATCTATAGTACTTGTTATAAGCCCTACTACTAAAGATCCTAAAAAAATAATGGCTGTAATTGCTGTTGCTATTCTCTCTATCATAACTTCTATTTTAATGTTTCTCTTAATTTAACTAATACTTTCTTCAAGTGTCTTGTATTGTCGTAGTTGTTTATAAAACTACCTGAGATTTCACTTGCTGTAAATAATGTCTTTGTAATATACCCTTCCATGAACCTGGATCTGCATGCTTCTAATATCTCAGGACAGCTACTCTCACTTGTAATCAATCCGCAGATGTAATATCCATCTCTTTTATCCAAGATAAGATATGGATGTTGAAATATAGGATGCATATAAATGTCTCCTACTTTAGTAAACTTAGGCTTTCTACTTGCTGAAGTCCCTGGTAAGCATCCTACCCAACTTAGTAGCTGTTGCTGATTGTAATTACCTGATTTGATCTTCTGTAGTAATGTGTGTTTATCCATAACCTTTATTTTTTAAACTATGCTATAAAGATACGAAAAAAGGCTCGCGTTAGCAAGCCTTTAATCAAATGTTTTTTATTATTTTTTATTTTAAACCATACATCACATTTGTACCTGAACCTAACGTTGTTGTAGGTACATTTCCTCTCCATTTTTCAATCCATTGTTGTTGAATTAATAGAGGTGTTAATGTTCTTTGTTTTAAAGCATTTGCTTCAGCTTCAGCTTTCGCTCTTGTAAGTGTCGCTTGAGCATCTCCTTCAGCGGTTGCTACTTTAATTTTAGCTTCAGCTTCTGCTTGTTTAACTCTATTTTCAGCCATTAATGCTTTTTGTACGGCATTGTTTTTAGCGTTAATAGCGTTCTTAAATGATGTTGGATATTCTAAATTAGTTGTAAACTGATCTAATACAAATCCTTCAGGTTCTAATTGTTTTCTTAATGTGGCTTTTACTTTATTATCAAAAGATTCTCTACTTGAAATTAATTGATCAGCAGTATAACTATTTGTAACAATTCTAAATGCTTCTGTTACAGCTGTCTTTAAGAATCCATTCTCAATACCATCTAAGTCTTTTCTATATTTTGCAAAGATTTGTGTTGCTTTGTCAGGATTAATTCTATAGTTGACAATTGGGCTAACATGAAATTCTGATCCGTCTTTAGAGTTTACTACAAACGATCCTTCGTCTGTGTACTCTTTATGTCTGATGTTGATTGGAAATTCATAAATGTTTGTTGTGATCGGATTGTAAAATACTGTTCCGGTACACTCTGTAACCCCACTTACTCCTCGTCCTGTACCAAACTTGTTTACTTTGATACCGATGTTTCCTGAGTCGATGTTTTCACATGACATTGTAATTGCGAAAATTGTTAGGATTAATCCTAATGCTACTAAAATTCTGTTCATAACTTGGTTTTTAAATTTGATTTATAATTAAGTGTTTTTGTTTTAATCTAGTCCTAATTTTTTTCTTTTATCTGTTTTATATGAAGAGTTTTCGATATTCTCTTTAAATATAGTTCTAAGTCTTGTATAAGATTTACTCCATACTGGAATCACTCCTACATCACTGATGTGGTATGGGAATAATAGTGAGTATTGGGTTTGATAGATATTAGGATTACTTGTATGTCTATGACTATACCCCCTTACATTCAAAACAAACTTATCATTCCATCTTTTAGTTACTCCCTCTATAAGATTTTCTTTCTCAATTCTATCTAAATAATCTGAGATGTCTTTTTCAGAGATTGGAGATCCTAATTCACATGTTGTGACGGTTTCAATAATACCTAAAACTACTAAACCTACAATTGCTATTATAATTAACACTACCATAACTATTCTTCTTTTTCTTGTTTAATTTCTTCTTTTACTTCTTCAGGTTTTAATACTTTCATCATATATAATCCTAAGAATGCAAACGCAACACCCACTATAGCTAATACTATGATACCTAAGTTGAATAGGTAACTGTCAGGTCGATTCATTAAATACAAACCTAAATCGGTTAATTGGATTAACCCAAATGCTAGTATTAACCCTGCTAAAATTTTAATTACTGTTTTCATTTTAAAACTTTTTTATATAAAATATTGCTATTAACCCTACAACTCCTAAAATTATAATTGGAATCCATAATGGAGCAGTTATCCACCACCATGACCAGTCAATGTAGTTTGTTAATTTTAATACCATGAATATTAGAAACAATACCGTTCCTAATCCTAATCCACTGCTGCTTGACTTTGAATCTGCCATAACTTTTATTTTTTATCTAATAATTGTTGTAATTTTTGAATACGTTTTTTGTCCTCAGATGTAAGAGGTTTTTTTAATTTTAATTCTAAAATTTCTTTTTGGATTTGTTCTTTGTTTAGATCTTGTGACATATGTTAGTTACGTTTTAAAATGACATTTAATAAGTTTCCAAAACCTAAATAGAATAAATGAAATCCTAAGAATAATTGATACCATATTTTCATATGTGAAGGTGCAGGACCGAACATAGCATACGTTCCAAATATGTACAATATAGAACCTAAAATTAAAGATAAACCTAAGAATTTAACCATACCCTTAAATTGTTCACTATCTTTTTTATTCCATATTAATTTAGTCATACCTTCACAAGCCCAATAATATATAAACAATATTACTAATGGTGTTACTAATTTTTCTAACTGTTTCATAACCTATTATTTTTAATTATGCTATAAAATTACGAAGGGGCTTTTGCCCCTCCAAATATTTTTAATCAAATCCGAAATAAAGATCACCATTAATATCTTCAACTACACCACGTTCAATAACAGCTTGTGTCAATATTATCTTACTTTCTCTACATAACCCAAATCCATACCCAGCATATTTGAATGCTCTGTTTAAAGTAGCTACTGCTTTAGGCATATCTGGATTAACTACTAATCGTCTTAATGTTAAGTGTTCGAAGAAGTCTGGGTGGTATATGAATTGTGTTTCTTCCTCAGTTTGTGGATTGAAGTATACCGCTTGCACAATTGTAAAGTCGAATTGTGTTATAATTTCTTCAGGTGTTCCAAATATCGATTTAATTAATTCAATGTTAAGTCCTGTTTTAGAATTTCTATACCCAGTACAATTGTCGTTAGTGTAAATTTTCTTTATTTTACTATCTTTACGACTACATTTATGATTATAGATTTGAACTGCTTCGTTGTAGTCGTCTTCGTTTTGGAAGAATACATCTACGTCTCGAAGTTTCTTACCTAGAAATAAATCTTTAAAGCACCCTCCAGCTATAAATCCTTTAGTGTCTTTTACATACTTTTGTAATCCTCTCAACTGTACATAATTAAATGCAGCTTTTCTTGTAAATTTCATAACCTTTGTTTTTAATTAATAATTGTAATTGTAATCTTCATCGTCATCATCATCTGAGAAGTAATCATCGACGTCATCTTTTAATTCTAATAAATCTTCTCCTTCTCTAATAAGACGATACACAACACCATCATTTTCTTGTGTTGATGTTTTATCGATTAATTCATCCATGTTTTCTACTTCGAATTCTTCAAAGTATTCTTCAATGATTGATAACCACATTTCATCATGTGTTAATTGTGAATGAATGTCTGCTAATTGATCGTAAATGTTCATAGTTGCTAAATTTTTAAAATAAATATACTAGTTTAAATAACTCTCTGCTAATTCCCACAATTTCCCATTAAATTGCATGTCAGCTGTAAAATTCTTTAATGCTCTTACCTTACGTGTTTTTCTACCGTTATTGTAATTGAACCCACCATTTACTAATTTTTCTTGAACTCTATTAAACACAGCCCATAAATCATTACCCATATCTAAATTACGTTCTGCTACTAATAATTCATTTGGATTAACAGTAATATCTGAATTGTTCCATCTAGCCATTGCTGCTTGTGTTGCAAATTCAATCATTTGTTCATCTGATAATGATATATCTCTGAATTGGTTGATTTTATTTACTAAATTTGGTAAAGTTTCAATTAAATTTACAACTTTTGTACGTAATTCTTCAAATGTATAACCCATATGACGAATTGAAACATTGCTAAATTCAGCATCAGCAACTACTAGACCATTAGAACATACAGTTCTATACAATCCAACTCTTAAATGGAATGCATTTTTACCATCGTGTGAATTAGTTAATAATAACTCAGGAAATACATTATCATTATTAGTTCCAGTAATCGTAATGTTTTGATTTTGAAATCTGATGATGTGTTTTTGAAAACCTACTAATTTTCTTGATTTTACTTCTTGAGCACTTACTGGTGTCCATCCTAATTCAATCATATCCTCAATCACTTGTGATGTTGGGATATGAGTATAATTAGTTGATACATTAGGTGCAGCTACTCTTGTAAATGCACTTGGACATACGGCATTTAACTGCGCTAATGTCATCGGGTTTCTTTCGTTTGTAATTGGCATAACCTTTATTTTTTTAAATCTTTTGTAAAATTACGATGAGAGAATCTATTCACCAAGCTTTTCTCGCTCTTTTCTTTCTCTTTCTAATTTTAATGCTTTAGTCAAATACAAGATAGCATCCATATGTTCTTCCAATGCATGTTGTAAATAATCTTCTAAATCTAAATCAGTACGATCTAAATCAGTTCCATACTTTTGTTTTCCAAATTCAGCTCTTTGAATAAATTTATCAATAACGCTTCTTACTATACTATCCATTGTATTGTTTTAAATGTTGAAATACTTCTTGTTTAACTACGTGTTTATATTCTTTAGGACAATCCTTATCACATAACTCGAATATATAAGTCTCTAACTGTGTTATTCTGTTTTGAGCTATTGATAATTTTTCTTGAAGCTCACTTATTTGTCTATTTTTTAAATCAAATAAGTCTTTTACTGTATCATTCATTATTCTTCTGATTTAACGTATTTTTTAGTTTTTTTCTGGATTTCAAGGTAATTATCTTTAATTGGTTCCCACATTGTGATTGGGTTTAATCCTAATTCCCAAAATGGTTTGCTTTGTTTCTTTGTAGTTGTTTTTTCCTTCGACATAATCCTAAAATATTAAATTGTAAATTGTTGTCCATATAGCAATTGTGATTAAAGCTAATCCTATCCAAACAATTGCTTTTGTATAATCTCGTTTCATACTATATGCTTTAAATCTTTTGTAAAATTACAATGAATAAATCTATTCTTCAACTCTTGGATAATATTTCTCATATAATTCAGCTTCTTTCCTTCCACAGTCATCACATTGAACACCTCGTCCAACTGTGTTTAGTGCTTGATCATAAGAGCAGATATGATCTAGTTCTTCCATTTGTTCTGGTGTTAGATCTGTTCGTTCTAAATTTTTCCACCAATCTTTTCTACCCCATTTTTCAAGTTTTGCTTCCCAGTCAGGATGTGGCATTGTCATTGCTATAAATCCATGATAGCAATTTTCTTTCTGTTCACCGCAGTGATGGCATGTTTCTAATTTACTTTCCATACTATTTCCAAAATAATTGAATCATCATTATACAAAACGCTAAGAATAAACTTACACCTGTTTTAAGTGTAAATGGTTCATTAAACCAAGAATAAGCCATAAAACTAAACACCATAGCTCCTATAGAAAATCCCATCAATCTTGATGGCCATAATTCACCTCCAAAATAATCAACTAAGTATTTAACAGACATAATATACAGGAATGATAATGGAACACCCATTAATGAAACCGTCCATGGATGTTGTTTAAACCATTCCCATCTGAATTGTCCTTGTAATTGGACGAATGTAAGTATTTGGGCTAATACCCCAAAACTAAAACCTATTAAAAATTTCATATTTAGTTGCTTAAAGGTGCTTTAATTGTTGGATGTGATTCGTAGTCATCCATGTAAAAATCACATGGTTGTAATCTAAATACCAGTTCATCAAATGTTGTATGAGGAATTTCATTCATAGCAGGACAATCGAATGTTGGAAGTTTCATTGGCTCTCTTTCTATTTGTTGTTTTGCTTGTTCAATATGATTTGAATACAAATGAACATCTCCTAAATTACCAATCAATTGGTCAGGAACCATATTTACTTCATCTGCTAACATCATCAATAATAATCCATAAGAAGCAATGTTGAATGGTAAACCTAAGAATGTATCTACTGAACGTTGATTCCACATTAAAGAGATTGCTCTCGTTGGTATTCCTTTACTGTCAAAATCTTCTTTAGTGTAACAATCTGCAGTACATCTATCTTTAAATTTAATATTATATTCATTATACCTTTCTTCGTGACTCAACTCTCTTGTATAAACTTGAAATCCATAATGACAAGGTGGAAGAACCATTTGGTCTAATTCTCCAACATTCCAAGCATTAACCATCATTCGTCTTGAGTCTGGATTTGTTTTGAGGTCGTTGATTAGATTTTGGATTTGATCTTGACCTCCATACATTATACTTTCACCTTGGCCATATTCTTTTTTACTTCCCCAATCTCTCCATTGCTTACCATAGATTGGACCTAACTTACCCCACCTTTCAGCAAACTCATCATTTGTTTTAATAGTTTCAATAAACTCTTCCATACCCATTGGAAAGTTTCCTTTGTATGTGTTTACATAGTTCTTAAAAGCATCACCATCCCAGATGTGACAACTATTATCAACTAAGTACTTTATGTTAGTATTGCCTTGTAAAAACCATAACAGTTCAGTTACAATTGTTTTGAATGGCATTTTCTTAGTTGTAAGTAAAGGAAAACCATCCTTCATGTTATGTCTGATAGTATAACCGAAGATTGATTTTGTTCCTGTACCTGTTCTATCTTTCTTATCAACACCATGTTCTAGTATTGTTTTTAAAAGATCGATGTATTGTTTATCTAAACTATTCATTCAAATACTTATTAAACGTTTCTTTTGCTTTCTCTAAATTACCTTGATCCTCTTCCATTATAGTCAGAATAATAAAATTAGCTTCTTCTTCAGTACATTTATGATCAATTATTTTGATGTATGTTTCTACATCAACTCCTAATTCTGCGGCAATGCCGTGATCAAGCATATCAAATAGTCCTGCCATTACTTTTTATTTTTTATCTCCTCTTTTAAATGCCATAACTTAAATTCAAAGTTATCATTAATATGCTTAATTTGATAGGAAGGCATTCCTTCTTCTCTTAATCTCTTAAT